AACAGACAACTTACTTTAGAAGAAGTGATAGAAATGGCTGAGTTAGAAGCTGAAGCTGCCCAATTTGATCCTCCCTCAGCGTCTTCTGATGAAGAAGATTATACTGATGAAGAGTACAATGAAGATTGGGAGAATGATGAGCAAGATGAAGATGAAGAAGAGATGCAAAGACATGAAGAAGCTGCCCATACAGGTTCTGTTTATTTACCTTCTGACTCTTTTTCTAATCAAAATATTGTTGTAAGTCATACTACTGCAGTTTTTACTGGTATTAGTATAACTACTACAGGTAGCACATGGCAATCAGTTATAGAGTTAGTTGATGATACGGAATAGTTCCAAAGGTATTTAAGTTTTTTATTTATTAATCCTTAAAAATCTTATATGGGAATTGGAGCAACAAACAAAAGAAAGGGGAGCACTGCAGAGAGATATTATGCCAAGTTCTTTAGAGAATTAGGCTTTACTTTCTGTGAGACCTCTAGATTTGTAAGCAAAAAGCATGACAATGCTAAGATAGACTTGATGTATATTCCTTTTAATCTACAAATTAAGGCAGGTATCCAAAAGAATATGAATCCTGGGAAGGAATTATTTATGATGGCTACCTCTATTGCAAGCATGTTTCCCCTTGAAGATGATGTTCATAATAGACCTTGTATCTTGTTTCATTACAAGCAAGGAAAACCTGGGTCCAGAAGGACTCCAGATATGGAGATGGTGTATATGTCTATGATACAGTTTTTAGCTTTTCAAGAAAAAAGTCCTGAATTAACTGTTCTTTCATTGAAAGAATTCAAATTTGACTTAGATTCTGAGTTTAAAACTATTGTAGGTATGACACTTGACCATTTTAAAAGTGAAGTAATCTTAAAACAATATGTAACATGTCCGTAATTGTAGCCACAAAAGAAGAAGTACAAGAGTACTATGGGTCTGATGCTTTAGGTCAGTCCAAATTAAAATTATTATTAGGGGACTTAGGTTCCTTTCACAAAGAGTTTGACTCTTCAGCAGAACACTTTATGATAGGTTCTGCAGTAGATTGTATTTTAACTAACTCAAGAACTGCCTTTGATGAGGAATATTACATTTCAGAAGTAGAAAAACTACCTTCTGAAGCAGTAGTAGAAATCTTAAATTTAGTTCATGAAGATGTATTACAAGACTATGCTGAGCATTTAGAAGTAATTACAGGCCAGGATAACCCTGAACCTGTTACCCCATTTCATGAGTTTGTAGGAGAACTTGCAAATTGGGGAGCTTACATTTTAGATGCTTGTGAAAAAACAGGATGGCAACCTAGATGGGGTGCTGATGCTAAACTAAAGAATATTACAGAGCAAGGTTCTGAGTATTTTATGGATATGTGTCAAGCTTTTGGGAAGACTATTATAAGTCAAACTCAGAATGCAACCATCATGAGAATTGTTGAATCCTTAATGACTAATCCAAGAACAGCTGGATTCTTTGATAGAATTTTCTTTGAAGACCAACCTGATATTACAGTGTATTATCAATTTCCTATTTACTTTGAGTATAAAGGAGTAAATTGTAAAGCACTGTTAGATATGGTTGTTATTCATAGAAATGAAGAAGGAAGAATCTTATCTATTCTTGGAGTAGACCTAAAAACTATGAATGGAAATACTTTCTATTTTCCTAGTAGTGTAAGAGCAAGAAGATATGATATCCAAGCTGCTTGGTATACTTTAGCTCTTCACAAACATTTTGCAGTCCCTGAAGATTCAGATGTAGTTAAACCTTTCCAATTTGTAGTAGAATCTACTTCATTTCAAGGAAAACCTTTAAACTTTGTTGTTGACAAATCTCTCTTAAACATGGGTAGATATGGTAGAAAAGCTGTTACTTATGTAGATACTAACCTATTTACTGAAGGAGCAGAAAACACTACCTTACAATATAGTATACAAGGATTTGAAGATTTGTTAGAACTTTATATTTATCATTCTGAGAATGGTTTTACAGAAGAAAGACAAATCCAAGAAGCTGGTTTAACTCCATTGGTAATCAACTGGGATGGTGTTATCTAAAGTTGTAGATAAAGGTATGGAAATTGAGGTTGGAAAACTATACTCTAACAGAACTGTTAGATACTTAGTTCCTGGTCTCAGCTTCTATGGGCCTACTTTAAAGACTAAGTTAAACTTGGTCTTTAAGTTGGCTTTTGGCATACATGATACTCTGTTAGAAGGTTCTCACTTAGAAGGACAGAAGAATATTTTTATTCTTGTGGACAAACTTGTGAGACCTGAATTATTCCAAAACTTTATGGATTGGGTAAAACATCAAGAGTATTTTGTTACTGACTATACCTATGATGCAATAATGGAATCTCATAGTAGAAAGCACATGATTGTGCTAGCATATCCTCCTTCAATGGGGGATTGCTATGATAAATTCTTATTGGGTAAGTATAGCAAGATGTACACTAAAAAAGAGATTTCAACTTACTTTGCTGAAGAAAGCAAAATGGAGTCTAGACAAGTATTAGTTAAAACAATACATGCTAGACAAAGATTTATTTCTTTAGTTAAAGCAACATTTGGAACTCAATTAGAAGAACAAGACTTTTTAGAAGGGTCTTGGGAGTATGATCTTCCCCCTAATCAGGAGGAAGAATTTTTTAATACATGGAAACCTTTGGAGAGTTAACCTCTCTAAAGGTTTTTTTTTAATTTATTGGTATTATGGGAGGAAAGACTAAAGCTTTCATGACTGCACAAGAATTTGATATTCTTGTACAACAACGTGTACAAAAAGTACAACAGACACTAGTTGTCAAAGGTAAAGAGTATAGAAGAAACAATGACCCTCTACATAATTTTAGAGTAGGTGCAAGAGTTTCTAATAGTACTGAAGAAAAAGTGCTTTGGGGATTTGCTTTAAAACATTATATATCTTTTTTAGATATTCTTAATGATATAGAAGCAGGTAATTTACCTAAAGAAGAAGTTGTAGATGAAAAGATAGGTGACTTGATAAACTATCTTATTCTTTGTGAAGCAAGTATCAAGGAAAAAATAAATAATAAATAATTATAACTATGTCAGAACATAAAATAAAAATTCTAGAAAAACACTGTACAGTGTCTAGAGACGGAAGAATAGCATTGTCTAATACATTAGTAGAAACAGCAGTAAAATTATACAATTGCCCTATTAGAGTAACTTGTACAGATTTTCCTGGAGAAGAGTGTATCTTAAGTGTGAGTGACTTAACAACTTCAGTGCCAACAAGTGGACCTCACCCTGATCAATTTAAACCAGGGAATACCTATTTTCTTTTCTACTATACATGGAAAGGTACTCCTATTAAAGAGAGAACTGAAGAGGTAGCAGCAGAATCTCCTGTTGTTGAATCTACAATAGAGAAAAGAGGTAGAAAGTATGTAATCAAAACTCCTGTAGTAACTACTGTTATTGAAGAGAAAGAAGTTTCTCTTAATGAGTATGTTGGAGGTGTAATATATGCTACAAGAAAAGCTAAAGGAGTTTCTCAAGCTCAACTTGCAATTATGACTAACAACAAAATTTCAGGAAATAGTATTAGTCAAATTGAAAGTGCTCTTACAAACCCTATTCTAAGTTCTTTGGAAGCTATTGCAGAAGCTTTAGACCTTCATATTACAGACTTATTTCCACCTAAGTAATGGCAAATGATACTATCAAAACTACTTTTGATAAAGAAAAATATCAAGAGTTACAAGATAGCTATGATAAAGCTATAGAAGAAGGCAAAGAACAATTCAATTTTTATGGAGAAGTTCTCTTAACATCTTATGCAAAGTACTTATTAGAATATTTAAAACCTTTAGTGATATGAATCAAAAAATTAAAATTGGAAACCTTACTGTTGATTGTTTTTTCAATGAGTATGACAAGAATCTTAAGACTAGAAAGCAAATTCCTGGTCATGAACTAACTAGACAAGATAGAATGGCTATTGACAGAGGTCTTGATGATACTGACTTTGGAGAATTCTATAAACATGAGACTGCTGATATTGAAATCACAGGTATGTTTAATGTTATAAGTGCTGAAGAAGATGACTAGTATAGACCAATTAGTTCAATGGGCTAAAGGAATTGCTAAAGATCACCCTAAGCATAAGTGGGAAATTTGGGACTTTATTTCTCTATGTCAAGATGAGATAGAAGAAGGAGGTTCTCAAACCCATGAAATAGAACTTTGTAAGTCAAGTATTCTTCAATTAGTAGGTATAGATGAGTGAGTTAGCTAGATTAGCCAAAAAAAGAAATTGGTCTAAATATAGGCTAATGGGCTCTAACTTTCCTAGAGAAGGGTTAACCTTAGATGAGGAAGATGAAATTGCTTTTATAAGGCATAAAATACAAGAAATCTTATCTAAGTGGGATGAAAGAAGTAGAGAATTGAATTTAGTACCTAAAAAGAAATCATTATTATGACACAAGTAAACCTTAAAAGAACACCTTTTGCAAAACACACTTTTTATAAAGGTGTGTATGAATATGGTAACAACAGTTATGATTTTACTCTAATAGAGGAATGGTCTGGAAACAGTATTAAACCTGACATTATAGTAGAATTTGAAGCATCTGTTATTTGTCCTTTTGATAAACAAAAAGCTAGACAACAGATTGTAGCTTTATATTTACCTTATGGAGATAAAGAAGCAAAAGACTAAGACCCTTAAAACCAGAGATAATAGTAGGAGCAGTGATGCTATTGCTCCTAATTTTATCTATGGCTGTCTAGGAGGCTGTATGAAGTCCTATTGTTATGTAGGTAGGTATAATCATGATAAAGTATATATCAATGAGAATACAGAGCAAATTTTAGCTTCTATCTATGCTTGGGTTGATACTAAACCTTGGCCCAAAGAGCCCAATCAAGTAGATGATACTTACTATTGTGTTGATATAGGATGCAGTACTGATGTTGCTTTACACAGTAAGCATTACAATTGGCAACAGGTATTTGATTTCTTTAATACCCAATACAAAGTAAAATCAACTTTTGCTACTAAATACCCTACTAGATTTAAGGTAGATGAGTATAACTTAGCTCCAGGTAAACACAGGATAAGGGTAAGCCTTATGCCTCAAATGATCTCAAGTATCTTAGAACCCAATACTGACAGTATAGCTGATAGAATTGCTATGATACCTGTACTCCAAACAAAAATGGAGGTGCACATAAATTTTAGTCCTATAGTTTACTACCCTACTTGGCTAGAAGACTATGAAGAGTTATTTCAACAACTTCAAGGACTTGATTTTAAGTCAGAATGTATTTTTATGACTTACAATGTAAATCAATTTTCAAGAAATGGGGGAGATGTCAATTATTATCTGTGGCAGCCTAGTATTCAAGAGTCTAAAGACTCTGAGTATGCAGCTGACAATATTAGGTATGAAAGACACTTTAAACAAGGCTTGATTAATCAATTTGTGGCTTTGTATGTAAAATATTTTCCTATTGAAAATATTAGATATATTTTTTAAAGTAAAGAAAAATCTTTATATTTGTAAATAATTAAATTTAAAAAAATGAGAATCATTGGAAACAGAGTACTTGTAGAACAAACTAGTACTAAAAAAGAGACAAAAATTATCCTTACTGAAAAGAATAAAGGGTCTGATTTAATAATTACCTTTAAAGTTCTTCAGTTAGGAAATGAATGTCCAACAGGAGAAGGTTATGTAAGAGTAGGAGATATTCCTGTCTTTAGTGAACATGTAAATTTTAGTGGTCATAAGACTATAAGTGTAGAAAAAGCTCCTAATGGGGAAGTTCTTAAGCTTATAGCCCATACTATTGTTTACTGTGATGACATTATAGCTACAGAAAACGACTAATTATGTCAGGAATTTCTAGAAGAATCTATAAAAAAGATTCATCAGGTAAAATCAGATACTTAGAAATAAGTAATGAAGGACATTTTGTAGTACAAGAATCAGGGGTTGTTGGAACCAATAGCCCTGTGATTAACAGAAGTGTTTGTGAAGCAAAAAATGTAGGTAAAATCAATGCTACAACACCTGAAAGTCAAGCTATAATTGAAGCACAAGCTAAAATCACTGAAAAGATGAGATTAGGTTATTTCACTACAATAGCAGATGCCCAGGAAAAAGGAGGGAAAGATTTTTTACTCCCTATGTTAGCAAAGGATTATAAGAAAGAACTTAAGAAGGTTACTTTTCCTTGTTATGTACAACCTAAATTAGATGGTATGAGATCTTTAGCTACTGAAGAAGGATTTATGTCTAGAACAGGAAAGATGATTGATACTCTTGGACATATAGACTTATCTTCTTTTGAGGACCTTGTCTTAGATGGAGAGCTTTATGCCCATGGAATTTCTTTTCAGGAAAACATGAAGCTTATTAAAAAGTACAGAAAAGGAGACACAGAAACAGTTAAATATCATGTCTATGATGTAGTTATGGATGCTCCTTTTAGTGCAAGAATGGCAGTTTTAGAAAACTTAAGATTTGGTTTAAATGATGCTCAAATAGAGTTGGTACCTACTTATAAGGTATATGATGAAGATCAGATTAAAACTTGGCATGAAACTTTTATATCTAAAGGATATGAAGGAACTATGATAAGACACTCTGATGAAAGTTATGCTGTAAATAAAAGAAGCTCTCAATTACTTAAGTATAAAGACTTCATTGATGCTACGTTTAGAGTAGCTGATATTGTGCCTTCTGAAAGCAGACCTGAACAAGGTGTAATAGTTTGTAAAATTACTATTAAAGGAGTTGAGCAAACTTTCAACTGTGGTATGAAGTTTAGTCATTTTGAAAGAAAGATGATGTTAGCTATGAAAGGAGAATACATTGGCCAGACTGCTGAAGTAAGATTCTTTGAGTACACTGATGGGGGAATCCCAAGATTTCCTGTGTGTGTAGGATTTAGATTAGATAAATAACTTAAATTTGTATTATGAGTAAAATCAAAAACATCCTTGAGTATCAAGGATTGGCAGCCAGAACCTGCCCAACATTAGAAGAAGAAGGAGCAAATGAAAGACACATGAATCTAGGTGTCATTACTGAAATTGGAGAAGCTCTTGATATTTTTAAAAAATATTTAGCTTACAATAAACCAATGGACTTGGTGAATTTAGGTGAAGAACTTGCTGATATGACTTGGTATATTGTAAACAAATGTAGATTTGAAGACCTCCTTTTAGATGAGGACTTTGATGAAGTGCTTGCTGACACCAAAGAATTGATAGACAATAGAATGTTTACACAAGAGAACTTACCTAATGAACTTAAAGCAGAAGCTGTATTGACTATGCTATTAGCTCCTTATTGTGCTCCTGTAAGTAACATGTTTAGTGCACCAATTGTCCAATTAGCTATGTTATATCATGTTGCTTCTTGGTTTGATTTGGACTTCTTCCAATGTCTTACTAATAACATTGAAAAGTTAAAAGTAAGATACCCTGAAAAATTCACTGAAGAAGCTGCTCAAAACAGAGATTTGAAAGCTGAAAGAGCTGAATTAGAAAAGAAATAATTAACCAAAATGTCAAGTTTTTTACACAGAAAACTTGACATTTTAAATCAATCTATCATGACTGAATTAGACAAACAAGAAGTAATAGACACTTGGAATAAGTTCAAGAATGTCTTATTAGTAATAGGAGTGATTGTAATCATTTTCCTTTTAATGAGAGGTTGTCAAGCTGAAAGACAGCTAGCCTCAAATGATACTATGAATACAGCTTTGAAAGATAGTATGAAAACTTGGAGAGATAAAGAGGGTAACTTTAAAGCTAATATTACTCTTCTTGAGAATCAGAATTCACAGTACTTTACTAATTGGACTAGTGCAGATAGCACTGTAGCTAAGTTACAGAAGCTTGTAAAGCAATATGAAGGTAAGATTAAAGAAAGAGGTAGTGTAGCAGTTATTAATACTGATGCAAAGATAGATATTGTGGGCCCCAGCCAGGTAACTGGTTTCACCACAGTGCATGACACAATCTATGCTGACTATAAATCTGACTTTAATATTAAAGGTTGGGTTTGGGGGACAGTCTCTGCTACCAAAGATAGTACTACAATAGGAATGAGGTTTAAAGAAGAGATTGATGTAGCTATAGGAACTGAAAAAACAGGTTTCTTAGGTTTAGGAAAAGGAAGACCTTTTGCTGAAGTAACTCTTCACAACCCTTTCAATACAGTAAGTACTCTTAGAGCTTATAGTACTAAACCTGCTCCTGCTAAAAGATTTGGTGTTGGACCTGTAGTAGCTTATGGAGTTGGACCTGGTTTTATTCCAGGAGTATTTATAGGTATAGGAGTTAATTGGAATATAATTAAATTTTAAAATTATGAAAATAGAAATTACAAGTCATGGAAGAAAAATGTCTATTGAAACTGACTTAGATGATCATGATTTAGATGATGTTATAGAAATGATTTATGGATTACTAGTTCAAACAACTTATAATCCAAAAGCTATTCTTAGACATTTTAGAGAGTTTGCAGAAGAAAGAGAAGATTAGTTTTTGTAACAAGAATGTATCATATTTGTTACAAAATAAGCTTTTTTCACTTAAATTAAATACATTTCACTATTATGGCAAAACCAAATTATTTTAAACCTATTACAAGAATTAAGAAAGTAATGAGTTTTTATAGAGACAGAGGAATTAATTCTGAAAGAGTTAATAACCTATATTGTAAGATTTTAAATCAGTCTTATGAAACCAATCCATAAATTTAATAATGGCAATGGAGCTATGTTATGCAATATTTGCAGAACAATAATCTCTATAGGTAAAGCTACAAATGTTTTACTTTGTGACAGATGTCATAATGAAAGATTTAAAACGGATGAAGAATTCAAAGCAATAATTAAAAAAAAGAGATGATAAAAGAAGAAATCTTAGCTTTACCTATCTACCCAAAATATTTGGTAGAAACTAATGGTAATGAAATAGTCCACTCTAGTGCAGTTTATGTGCACTATGATGTAGGAGATTATGTGGAAGTATTATTACAACCTGTTAAAAACATGCACATTACTTGTAAAGGAGTAACTAAAGAAATGTTCTTAGAACAGCACTTAAAACATTGTTTAATAATATCTAAGTATGCAGAAATAACTTCTGATTTTAGAGAGTGGTTACCTTGTGTAGCTAGACTGGATAAAAAAGACCCAGATTTTACTCATATATTACATTACACATACCCATAAAAAAAAGAGTAAGGTTAATTCCTTACTCTTTCTTTTTTTCCATTATAATTGTTAAAATCCTCACTTGAGGTCTTTTTTTTCCATTATAAGAAGTTCTTTGATTGAAATTTTAGCATAAGAATATAAGATGCATTGCTGATCTCATAAACATGACTACAAGGTTTACATTTCATAACTCTTTTCACAGTTCCTGCTGGTGTAGATACCATTTTTAAATAGTCAATCTTTTCAGAGCCACAAGAAGGGCAACTATATTTACTTTTACTATCTAAGACTCCTTGATGAGTATTTTGTTTAAAGTAGTTTTTCATTTCTTGGTAGACAGCTTCTAAAACAATTACGTCTTGGTCACAGTACTGACCCATAGTTTCTAAAGCTTCTAAGTTATTCTTCATAACTTCTTTCCATAAATCATAGCCTCCTGTTTCCATCTTGGCTCCTACCTTTAGGAATCTAGCTATGTAATCTAATTTGTTAGAGTTGAAATAGAACCCTGATTTTGCTTTTTTAAGAGTGTCTAAAGTTCTATAAGCAGGGAACATTGGAATTCTGTGGAAAATACACCTTGTTCTTATCCATTTGATGTCAAATCTATCTCCATTATGAGCAATTAATTCATCAGCTTGGTTAGCTACTTTTAAAAAATCAATAAGCATTTGCTTGTCACACATGTTTTTATCCCAAGCAATTCTATGAACTTTATCTTTGTTTTCCCATTTATAGGAGATACAAATAATTCTTCTTTCTTCTATGATACTCTCAGGTGTGACAGTAATATTCCAACCAGCCCTCCAAGTGTAAACAATGTTAGGAGAAGTCTCAATATCAAAGAATAGTCTTTTGATGTCATTTTGATCTTCTCTTAAAGCTAAGAGTTGTTCTAATTTTTCTCCTTTTAATCTATATCTGTTGTGGATATGGACAGGGAGGTCTAAAGCCTTAATTTCATGTGGCTTTAATCTAAGAGGTTTGTTCATAATAGGTGGATTATATTAAATTAATACATTGGAGCATTAGGGTCTACTTCTTCTGCTTCTTGAGGAATAGGCTCCCCAGTTACTTCAGATACCCCTGGATTCCTTTTTTGTTTTTGATTATAATCTTCTCTTTCAGGATTAGGTATCATGTCTAATGCCTCTTCTTTAGCTAGAGCTTTCTTTTCATCTTCTGACATCTCTTTAATATCTTCATCTGTAGATACTTCATAGTCTTCTACAAGTTGTAGTCTTTGAACTTTTCTAGCTTTTTCAGCAGTAGTCTTATCTTTTTTATAGTCAGAATCAAATATACCATCTATCCACTCATCTTTGTCCCACTCAGTTTCCATAGAAGACTCTAACCCACCTCTCCAGGTATCATGTCCAATATCTCTAATAAATGCAGGTAAAAATTGTTTTCTAAGTGTATTACCTAACTTAGATTGCCCTTGTCTTACTCCTTTAGATATTTCATCTGTACCTTTAGTAAGGCCCATTAAGTTAGTACAAATTTTTACTATCTTGTCCATACTATTTTGAAGACCATTTTTACTACCTAAAGTACTCATCATTGCATAAGGGTCCATAGCTAAAGCTATCTCTTGATACATACCTGTAACTTGATTTTCTACAAAGTTATACCAGTATTTATCTTCTTCTCTTTCTTTTTTAGCTTTTTCCCATGCTGCTATTGCTTCTTCATCTTCAGGCTTAGGTTCATCATCATCATTTGCTTGAAAGAAAGCTTGAATAGCAAGTTTAGCTAATATGAAAGCAGCAGTAGTCTGCATGTTTCTAGCCATTAATCTGACATCTCTCATTTCTTGAGGGGTCAATTTAGCTTTATCACTAAAAGTAGGTTGTTTTAATAATTGTCTACCAGTAGCTACATTGGCAATTTCAGCAGGAGTATAAGCTAAACTCTTAAGTACAAATAAAGCTTGTTCTCTAATGTTAATTAACTCTGTAGGGTCTAAGATTGGTCCTTGACCTTTAGCTCTTTTGTACATTGCCATACCTGCTGCAACAGAACCTGCAGTTAAGAAACCTCCTACTAAAACAGGAGAAGAAGCAGCTATACCCATTAACCCTGTTACTCCTAACATAAGTCCTCCTGCAACAGAAGTTTTCTTATTTAAAAATGTAGATAGTAAGTACCCTGTTTCAGTTTGACCTGTTCTAATATTCTTTTGTTCATATCTATATCTAGAAGAAATAAATCTAGGAATCCAAGTTTTAAATACCATAAAAGGTTTAGTATAAATACTTCCTTTTACTCTAGTTATACCTGTTTTACTGTAATCCCCAGCAATACTCTTAGTCATATTGTCTATGTCTGCTTTCCAGGTTACCATTTCTTCAGTATCCATTTCTTCAAACTTAGCTATATTCTCAGGAGTTCTAAACTCATCTTTTAATTTAAGTTTTCCTCCTGTAGTATCAGGATCTTCATAAACATTAAAACCTGCTCCATCAAATAAAGGCTCTTGATTACCATTCTTATCTGTAACCATCATGTCCATGGCCATAGCCAAGATACCTGAAGTCTGGTTATAGTACTCAACTACTTGAGTTCCATACATAGGAGAGAACCATCTAGCTCTTTTTTGTAATTTACTTTCAGCTTTCTGAAGTTCATTAGTACCATCTTGTAACCTTCCTAATTGTTTAATAAACAACTCACTTTTATGCCATTCTTTTGCATAACCTGGCTTAATAAATCTAAGCTTGTTTAAGCCTACAAAATGATTCACTGGGTAAATATTACCATTGCTCCAGAATTCTCCATCTCTGGATAGCAGAGCAGTAAATCCTTGAGTTCTGTTTCTAAAGTTAGCAAGGAAGTTATAACCTAAACCTACTTTTACAGCTAATTGATTTACAACCTTGTCAAAAAGAGCTCCAAACATATAGTCTTTACCTAATAATCTCAATCTTTGTTCAAGATCTTGTTTTTCAGAGTTTAGCTCTTCAGATTTTTTAGGGTCAGTATTACTTGCTATCTCTGTTTCTAAAGTTTTTAGTCTTTTAATAGCAGAGTTGTAGATAATTTTCTCTTCTTTAGTAAAGTTTTTATAGAAATGTTGACCTAAAAGCATAGGATTAAAATCAGCTTTACCAAAAGCTTTAATTAAAACATCACTTACACTTCCTCCTACATCTTTTTGATTCTTGTTTAGAATAACTTTCTCATTCCAAAACTCTTGTCTTTCTATTTCACTTTTTCTAGCTTGGCCTTCTTTATTAAATACAGAGTTTTTCTCATTTTTAATAGTATTACTTTTTGACATGTAGACACTCATCTCATTCTTAGCTTCTGTTCTTGCTTTATGCTCAGCAGAAACTTCTAACAAGGTTTTAATAAGTACAGGTAAGTTTAAAGTTTGAGATTGCATTACTCTTTTTTCTGAAAAGACTTTTAATTCTCCCACTTTAAAAATGTATTTTCCTGTTTCTGTAAGGAAGTCTTGAGCTGTTTCTACTCCTACAGCATCTAAAAGACTTTTTTGTTGTTCTGGAGATAAGTTAGAAATGTTTATTTCTGTTTTATCTGTAACTTGTTTACCTAAAAGGTTAGCAATTTCTGTTTTTACAATGTCAAAATCTCTTTTTACTTCATTTGCTACAGTCTTAATTTCTCCTGCTAAAACAACAGTATCATTTTGACCATTATAGTTTGGTCTTTTAGCACTAATTACATTTTTGATAAAACCTTTCAAGTTTAAAAGCTTACCTAATCCTCTTTTTACAAGAGCAGGAATACTTTTATCCATTAACTCTTCAGCTATCTGCTTTTCCATATAGAATATAGAGTTAGCACTTACTTTTAAATCAGAGTCAATAAGGTTTTCAGCAATAGTTCTTGAACCTACTTTCATAGCATTCCAAAGATTCTTAAGAGCTGGACTATTTTCTATAACATCAAAATCTTTGTCATAGAAATTTGTATCTACTCCTGCTTTAGAAATAGTTCTTGGCATTACAGTGTTATATTTCAAGAAAGAAGGTTTCTCATTTGATTGAGTACCTATTTGAAATTGAATTAAGTTGCTATTATTTGCTTGATGAACTTTAAGAAACTCTAAAGGATTTAGTCTTTTATCTGTAATTTCTAAATTTGTTTTTGCTGCTGGAGAAAGACTATTATAATTAGTGACATTTTCTTCAGCCATTTTAAACTCAGTAAGAACTCTCATTTCTTCCATATAGTTGTCAAGAAAGTTTCTTTGTTGCTCAACTATATGATTGTACTCATCTTCCCCTATTTTAGAAATAAGAGAATCTTTGTAAGATTGAGCTGCTGTATTATCAGGATTTCTGAATTTGTCATACACAGGGTCTGTAAAGATATCATGCAACAAAGTAAAGTCTACAAACTCAGATATAGCATCCAGGTCAGTATATTTTTCTGTTAAGAGTCTTTCTACTTCTGCCCAATCTTTATTTTCTCTAGCTTCAAATACAGATTTTCTAGATTTTTGTACTAAATTAGTTAAGGTAGTATTCCATTTTCTAGAAAACTTTCCTACTAAGTTAGGTTTAATATTTCCATTCTCATCTTTTTGATAGAATAAATTATAGTCATAACCTGAGTAAACAATTCTACCTGCTCTAGCAGTTATTTTTTTACCTAATCTTTGTAATTCTTTTTCAGCTTCTTCAATAGCAGCATCAATATCTGCAATAATCTTTTGAGATTTAGCTGATTGTCTAATAGAAGCTTTTTCATATTCCAGAACCATTAAGTCATCCAGAATATTGTTTTTACTTGAAACATTTTGACCTAATCCAAAAAAGAAAGACTCTCCCCAAGTAATATCTTGAAGATTTTTTAGTAATTCATTCTTTACTCCTTCCATATCTAAAGACTGGTCTCCTGTTATAGGGTCTATAGAAGTAAATTGAGGGTACAAAGATGCTAAATTAGGTGCATGTTTTTCTAAAAGATCTAAGAAGACATTGTCTAAAGCTCTGTCTATTTTGTCTCTTGTATCATTTATTTGTGCAGCTACATCATCAATAACTCTTTTGACATCTGCCTCATAATAAGTATTACTCTTAGGGGTAAATAGGGTGTTTCCTTTATTGTCAATACTTGTGTTAGCTGAAGTCTCAATGTACTTGAATACTTCTTTAGCTAAAAATATATTGTCTAAGGTAGGATTAGCAAGAAATTCTTTAATCAAATCAAAATCTCTATTAAAAAAATCTCTCATTAAACTTACCTTATCTGTGTTTTTAGTAAAGTTGCTAATCTCTTTTTCAAGACTGTCTTTTACTAAGTTTAATCTAGATATCTTAGCTGTAGTATCTGATTGAGGTTTTAATCTTTTCTCATTATACAGCTTTTCAATATTCATTTCTATTTTCTTAAGCAAGTTTTTCTTTTGCTCTAAATAGTCTTCATAAGTAGGTTGCATTACAGTTGTATTAGGGCCTCTTACAACACTAATACTTTCATCTGCATCTTCTTCTTGGGACAACATAGCTTCTTCAGCAGAGGGAAAAACATCTCCCTCTTCTGTAATAAAGCCTGATTGTCTATTAGTCTCTCTGATTTCAGCAAGAACTTTTAAAGTTTGTTCTTGCTTTAAATCTTCTTCAATAGCTATCTGAGCATTGTACTCTCCAATAGAGACTTTGTCTTCATAGATTCCTAATTCTTTTCTTCTATTGTCAATAGCTTCAAAAGCAGAATCAATAGGAGTGAATCTAATAATTGTTTCTCTACCAAACTTTGTATCAACTTCTTCATTGTAAACTTTAAGTTCTGTTTCAAATAAAGCAGTTAAATTTAAACCATAGTTTTGATTGGCAGCTTTTAAAACCTCAGCATGATATGCTTTGAATTCAGAATCTTTTGATAAATCTATTTTCCTAGAATTAGGCTTACCATCCTCAATTGCAAAAAAATTATTTTTTTCAATATCTAAAAGAGCATTCTTTTTAGACTCTTTGTGTGTTAAACATCCCATAGTTTTTCTTTTAAATTGCTAGGCCTCCTTCACAGGCAGATTTATCTTCTTTGACAAAGGTATCATTTTTTTCTGTATCTGAAATACTCAGGTCTACAGTATTTTCATCTCTTACATCATTATCAGGACTACTCAAATCAATACCTGTAGGATTACCATACATCAATTTGTTAGCTTCTTCTTGCTGTAAGATCAAGTGTACATCAGCTGGTATCACATCTTGTGTTACCACTCTTCTACCTTTAGACTCTTCATTAATAAAGTTCATAGAAGCTATAATAGCATCTTTAGCTAAACTATTATTTTTAATTCCAGGGTAAATTGACTCAATAATATCCATAAAGATAGCTTTGATATCTTCCCATAAGTTACTTTCTCCACTAGAGATTTCACTTAATTCTTTTTGGAATGTAGGAGAGGTCATTGCTACTGTCATAAATTCTCTGATATTAATACCAGCATAAATAACTTCTTTTTCTCTCTCTGTATACCCAGCCCCTAATGATTCATCTGTAGAGTTTCTTTTATTTTGTAACTGTGTAATTTCATCTTTGTAAGCTTCTGTGAATTTTCTAAACACTTTGTCTAGCTTTTCAACATGAGCAGGGATAGGAACATCTGTTCTTAAAGTTACTCCATCAGCTTGATAGTAGTTAGTCACTTCTTTAGCACTCACAGTGTGAATTAATTCATGGATAAACACTAAAGCAGTTTTATCAGCAGACACCTCTGTAGTATGAATAGGATTGATACTAATATTCAAAGACTGTCTTGAAGCTCTTCCAGCTGCACTTAAAGTTTTATCTACAATTACTTTCTGAGTACCATTCTTAATGATAGGCAGTAACCAATTAGCTGCTTCTGATAAGTGAGCATATTCAGGGCTTAATACAGCATCTGCAATATTCTGAGTCAATTCTCTTACAGTAGTAGTTCCTTCTACAATATTGAAAGGTACACCATTACTTTCTTTAACTTGAGCCTCACTTACTTTAGGAGTGTTGTTTACAGTTGTAGAATTCATAGCTGAAACATTAGAGTTTCTGTACTCATATTCATTAACTCCTTTATTACCTAAAGTGTCAATTTTTTGGTACATCCCATTTCCAATGTTCTCATATAAAGAGTAAGCTTGAGCATCTCCTTTTTTGTTCTTGATAGATACAAAAGAAGGACTTTTTCCAGCATTGTCTGTGTACTTGAATAAACCATTTACTTCTTTGTTTCTTTCTTTATAAGGAACTTTAGGTGCCTTATTAGGATTGTGTTGGAAATACTGTTTTGTAAAAGTACTAGGTCCTTCAGAATTAACTCCAAGAGCAATACCAAAAATATCAATATCTTTGTTTTTCTTAGAATTAAATCCTTGAAGTTTTTTATTTGCTGGTACAAATACTTGTTTTTCAACTACTTCTCCATTTACAAACTCTTTCTGAGTTTCATAAGTTCCAACAGTTTCTAAGTATTCTACAGGTACATATTTTACAAACTCTGTGGCTTTTTGAACTCCACCTTGTAAGAAAGAGTAAGAAACTAAATCTTCAGCTAACATCTTAGTTGAATATTCTTTGCCATTTTTAGGAGGTAAAGGAGCATCCATTAAAATTAATTCAGGAATAGAGTTGTATAACTCTTCTTCATCAAGATTATCTGTAGCTGCATTGTTATATTTAATCACAGAGAAGTCAGTTTCACCTAATGAAGACTCATAGGTAAAGCTTCTTACTAATGGATTTTGAGATAGCACTCTTATTCCTTTAGCAAACTCTGGGTTTTTAGTTCCTACTAAATCTTTCATGTAAGTAGACAAAGAAGTATTAGTGTCTGTGTCTTTAAACAATTCAAATCTCTTAGCTCTAGGGTCCATTTCAAATACATTATTACCTTGTCTTGAATAGATGTATTTTTTAATACTTTCTACAATTTCTTCAAAGTTCTCAATAACAACTGCATCAGATACTTCTCCTTTACCTTGTACAGCTAAAATTTCTTTCACTGTATCCACAATACTTTGCTCTTGGTAAGGGAAAAAGTCTTGGTACATAGTATTACCTAGTCTCAAACCATTGATCACAATTTGACCTTGAGGAGTTGTAGGAGTTACATAGTATTCTCCCATCCATTCTCCATCTTGTCTACCTTCTTGAACCTTTGTAAATTCTCCAATAAGATTTTCTACTCCTTTTACAGTACCATTGTTAGGTAAGTTTTTAAGAGCTTCAAATTTCAATTGAGATTCAATCATAGATTTACCTAAAGTATTAGCATTGATAGTTTTTTGAACAGTAGAAACAGCTCTAGCTTCTTTTTCTATTTGAATGTAAGTCATGAAAGAGTTCAGTTGCACTTTAGCATCTTCTCCACTATACTTAACTCCTTCTAATAAGTTGGCACCTGTCAATAATCTACCATCAGGTTGAGCAATCTGTCCTGTAGTTGTATCAACAAAATGATACTTAAGACTAGAACCTTCTCCTACTTGTTTATAGCTAATTGCACCTTCAGATAACCTAGAAACAGTCTCTGCAATAAGTTCATCTTGTTTTAAGAATTCTCCTAAGATACCTTTACTTGCTTTTTTCTGACCATTGAATTGTCTAATAGCTGGTTGAGATAATAACATATAAGAAATAGAATTACCTAACTCATCTCTATCAAATCCTAATAAAGAAAGGTATGCATCTACATTAATAGTGTCTTCATTAACACCTACTCTACCTAAGATTTGTTCTTTCTCATTATCTGTAGCTGTATTTTCTTTTTCTGCAAATACCTCAGCAGTTGTTCTTTGATATTTAGAAGCCCAAGCAGAAGCATTTGTTGCAGGTAAAAGAGTTTTTTGAGTACCTAAAAAACCATTAGAAATAAAATTACCAACAGTAGTTATTTTAGGGTCACCATTCTCATCCATTATAAACACATCCTTACCAGAAATGTTTTGTTGAAGTAAACCATTGAAAGTAGTGTAGTTTGCATACACTCCAATAGCAGTTTTACCAATAGAACCTAAATCCATTTTCATTTTTTGGTAACTGTTTGTAAGCATAGTAAAGTTCATTAAACTTTTTTGATACATTTCAGTTGCCTCTTTTAATGAAAGGTTAGGATTAATTTCTCTGTTCTTAGTGATAGCAGCATTTTTAATACCTTCTGCAGTCAACTCTTCTATTAAATCTGCTTGTTTAGAGGCAAAATCTATAGAAAGAACTTTGTTAATTTTATTTTGTACAGCACTATCAGGATTGTTGAATACTGCTAAGTGAGTCTTAATGAACTCATTTTCAGCTAGTTTTCTTTTCAATTCTGTTTCTACTCTGCTTAATTTACTTGCAATACTCAATTGAGGTAATAGTAAAGTTTCTAAAGACTCTTCATTTAAAAGAGACCCTGAACCCTGTACAAAACTTCTGAAAAGTTCTTGTGCAAAATTACTCTTAGCAGAAGCTGATAGATTTTGTAAGTTAGCTTTTTCAATTTTATCTTTTAATTCATTAATCTTAGCATCAGCATATTCTTTTGTAAGAACTTGTATTTTACCATCAATAGTAGTTACATGATTTAATTGGTAAGCAGATTCCTTATCAATATCATAGTCAAGACCTTTTTGCTTAGTAAAGTTTTTAGGTACTATCATTAAGTCACCTACTTCAGGAGGAAGTATACCAGCTATTTCAATAGAAGAACCAGATACATGTGAAGAAGTAGGAGTTCTAAAACTAAAATTATTAAACAAAGCAGGATCTATCATGCCTTCTTTTAATCCTAAAGTTCCATTCTCTCTCTTTACAATGTACTTACCTTCTTTACCATTGAATCCTTCAAACAAATCAATAAGTTTTTTATCAGCCCCTTTAAATTTAGAAGGTACAAAAACTTGAGCTTTTTTGAATACAGGAGTACCATCCACTTCTTCAGTGTGAGTTCCTTGTAATTCTTTCCCATTCCAGTTATCTAAATAGATAACTCTAGATCTGTCAATTCCTTCTAAGTTTTCTTTGAAGCTAAATCCTGCTTCAGAACCAGCCACAAAACCATTACCTGGCATTTTGTGTTTCATAATTCTATTAGTGATAATAGCATTCAATAAAGACTCATATCTATTACTATCTGAAGATAACCATAGAGGAGTTTTAAACTCATAGTAGATTCCTGCCTTAGCTTGAAGTTGTTCTAACTTTAATCCTGCCAAAGATTTCACACTATATCCTCTACTAGTTGCTTCCTTGATTAATAAGTCTTGTAACTTAACCATGAATTGATTTTGGTCAATTACTTTTCCTCTTTCATCAAGGCCCAATTCAAAAAACAAATCAGCTTTCTTGCTATCCACAATATCTTTAAAAGCTGTATTGTAATGTTGGTACAATTCTTTACCTGTTAATTTTTTACCATCAATTTCAAAATTGTCTGCATCTACCATTCCATCTCCAAACAAAAGTTTAAAGAACTGAGTACCCATAGAAACTTTATCATCTTGAGCTTTGTCAGATTTGAAAGGGACATCTTGTTGTATTCTGAAATTATCTCTTTTAAGAGTCAACACTTTACTTGCTGCATCATTAGGAGCATACTCTTTAATATCATTCAAAGAGTTAGTGTCAAAAGGATTTACAGCATTCACTGTAGCTCCCACTTTGTTTGCTGTCTGGAAAGATGCTCTGGTAAATCTACCAGTATTTTTTTCCAGTTCTTCCATTTTATTTCTTAATCCTTCCAATCTTGTACCTGCAGTAAGCTGAGGTAATAATGGGAATGCTGAAGACTTAATGTAAACAACTCTGTTTACATCTTGCTCTTTATTGATATAAGTTCCTGTGTGTACAGGTTTAATAGGTTGGAATACAACATTAAGTTCTTCTTTAGTAAGGTCTTCTCCTTTTTCTAACTTGTCATTAATAGTCTTAAGCTCTTTGTCAGATAGTCTTCCCATTCTATGTAAGATAGAAATGTGTTCTGCAGCTGTAGAATACTCTTGAGCATCAGTAGATTCAATATCAAAGTAAGCTGAAAGATCTGCATATTCTTTAGATAAAGATTCTCTAGCTTCTTTCATGTCACTCTTAGCTTTAACATACAATTCAGGGCTAATATCAACAATTCCTTGCTCATATCTATCCACTATTTTAGCAGCTATAGCATGTTTAGTAAGTAAAGGGTTAGCTTTAACTAAAGCCTCTTTTCCATAGTAGTTTTTAATTAAGTATTCTGCATTCTCAGTAATATCAATTGAGTCATTTAAGAATATTTGATTGTACTCTTCATCTCTAGAATTAGCAATTTTGTTTCCAGGAGCAATTAGCAATGCTAATCTTTTTCCTAGGTTGGTACCAATTTGCTTATTGATAGAAATGTAAGACTCATCTTTAGAGAAGTCCCAAGCATTAATCTTAGTTTTCTCTTCTTTGTTAGTCTCTTTATTAAGTCTTTGCTCAGTGAATAATTTATCTTGACTGTAAGATGCAATATCTCCAGCAAATACTTTGAACATTTCTGCATTAAATAATAAGTTATTTAATACAAAATCATTCACAGCTAAGTCATAGTCAACTGCAGCATCTCTTCCTACTTCTGTAAAGTAGTTTTTATCAAACATTTTAGAAGTAGTCTTACCTCCCTTAGTTTCACTATAACCAGACCAAGATTCTTTCTTATGATTAACCTCTTGTTGTACTACATCTTCAATAGCATTTTGGAAAGTTTCTCCAAACTCTTCTACTGCTTCTTCTAGAGTATAATTTAAAGTAGGACTAGCCAATTTCTCTATAATTCTCACTCCATCTTCAGCCTTTAATGTATTCATTATAGGAAGTAAGTGAAACAATTGAGCTCCTTTATCATAATTTTTGATATTAGTTGTACCTACTTCTCTATGGAATTTTATAATTCTTTTAAGTTCAGGTAAAACTAATCTTTCAAATAACATTTCTTTTAATTGAATCTTGAATCCTGAGATAGCTCCATCCTCTTCTACTTTGAAAAGAAGAGATTTATCAGTCATAAAATCAAATACAGCTGTTTCCATATAAAGACCAGTACTCTTATCTGACATAGTTGGAGAAAGCATGTGTGCCATTCTCATAGTTATACCATCTATTTTAGTACCTGCAGGTAACTTATCTGTCTTTCTATCTTGGAATCCAGCTAAAGAGTTCATATCAAAATCAATATCACTCAAATCAGTCAAACTAGACTTAGTAGGTGTATCTCCTTTTTCTTTGATAGCTGTTAATGCTACATGGTGTACCTGAAACATATTTTTAAATGCTGGTACATTTTGTAGTAAGTCAAGAATAATAGAATCCTCTGAGAAAGATAATGATTGTAAATCTTCTATTAGAGTATTACTTTGATCAACAGAAGCTCTCTTTAAGTTCTGTACCATATCTGTAATGTACTTTGTAGGTACAAGAGTAGAGATGTTTTTACCAGTGTCTCTAAAAGATAAAGCAATTAAGTTAGGATTGTATTTAGTTTCAATAGCACTCAATGCTTTAGTAACTCCTCCTAAGTTTGAGAATACATTTGCATTCACATCAAACTTCATTCCTGTAGGGTCATTCTTAGCTTTAGTTAAGAAATCTACAATAGGCACAAACAATCCTCCTGCATTAATATTATACAAGTCTTTGAAAGGTACATCTCTTTGAGCATTAAAGATACCTTTTTCATATATTTGATTCCAAGCTGCATCCTGGAAAGTAAAACCTAATTTACCTAACCAGTTTCTTAAATCAGCTTGAGCTACTTTAGTGTGATCTTTGTCCCAAGAATTAAACTCTTCTATCATTCTATCTGCAAAAGCTGTGTCTACAGTTCCATCTTTTTTGTAAAGACCTGAAACCATATTGTCATTCTTCCACTTGTTATTAATGATTCTAGAAGCTTCATTAGCATTAGTGTTGTACATTTTAAGAGTAACCCCATTAGGTCCACTTTCATACATACCAAACTTAGAAGATAAAGTATGTCTTACAAAATTGTATACAAACTCATTTTTGATTTGTTGATCAGCTCCCTCTAATTTAGCAAGAATATCTTTTACAAAAGGAGCCTCACTTTGTTTTAATTTTTCAATTAGTTTGTCATAGTTAGACTCTACTTCAGAACCCATACTAAGAACTTTACTTAACTCATTGTAAACATCATTGAAACTCATGTAAGAAGGAAGGCCTAAATAAGTTGTTTGTGCAACTCCTTTAGCATCATACTTGTTGATTTTATGTAAGAATCTTCTAAGTCTGTAAGAAGCTTTGGCTTTTCCTGACTCTTCAATTGATTCTTTATTGTAGTCTTTTACATTTTGAGTTTCTTCATCTGTGTTAGTAGTCTCTTCTGTTTCCTTTTCAACTAACTGAGTTTGTTTTTGAATATCAGTAAAAGATTTATCAAACAAAGAAGCAAAGTTTGCTTTAATGTCTTTTATATTGGTAAGAGTAGTTGCATAAGCTTCTTTCAATAAAGCTACTCTACTATCTGTAGAATTAGAATTGCCTAATTCAGTAAGTAAAGTTTTTAATTGAGTTTCAAGACCTGCTAAAACAGAGTCTAAATCTTTTTTAATGTCCTCTTTTAATTTAACTTTAGACACACTAGATTTATACTCTAGACTTACTCTTTCTCCAATGTTGTGTACAATAAATTGTCTGATAGCTTTTTCTTGAAGAATATTTAAGTTACCAACTGTTTTAAACAAGTTAGCTAACTTAGCAGTGTCTTCAATCATATCATCACTTACTTCAAACTCATCTAAACTAATTCCTAAATTGTTTAACAATTCAACATGTTTATCTATGTTCAAAGGTTCTGCAACTATCTCTTTAGCCAATTCTACAGTCTCAACTTGTTGAGTTTCAACTTGTTCAGGACCAGATATTTGAGCTACTGGAGCATAAGAAATTGTAAAAGTAGGTTGAGCTACTATAGCATAGACAGGTTTTTCTTCTGTACCTACATTGACAGCTTTAAGATTTGTCTCTAAAGTATCTTTCAAATAATCTTCATAGTTCTTATCACTAGAAATTACTTTTCCATTCACAATAGAAACTATTTTAGCTTTTTTATTTCCAAATAATTTTAAGTTAGTGTGTTGTCTAACATCAGGATAATTCTCTTCATCAAATAAAACAGACTTATAAGAATCTATTTTATCTCCTTGAACAGAAGTCTGAAAGAAAGTTTTGATAAAAGAAACTAATTCTAAGTGGTTACCAATATTGTAACCCATATTTTTATTAATGTCTGCTTGAATTTTTTCTGCAATTTCTCTAGTCATCTCAAACTGAGAACCTTTGATAATTTCAGTTCTTCCTTCTAAAGTCATGTAAGCAGCTAAGGCCCATCTAGCAGTTTCAATTTGATCTTCAGAAACAACTCTTTGAATAGGGTATGCTCTGTATTGAGGGACTACTTCACCTTTATTATTTGTAGTAGTACCTATTTGAGATACCATCCAAGTGTGTCCATTAGTTCCACCTGCTCCTGCTTTAAACAATTGTCTGTCAATTATCTTACCTTCAAACTTACTATCAAAAGTAGTATGTAAATCTGTACCCCTTTGAACTACTAAAGTAGATTGAGGATTAGCTTCTCTAATAGTAATCTTAGGTTGAGTATCTGGAATTTTAATAGGAGAAGCTTCAGCACTTCTAGTCAAAGTAACTTCTCTTAAACCATTATGAATACTGTCTCTCAATGCTCTAGCATTGTCAATACCTTTTTGAATATGGTTTGACCATACAGGATCTTGAACAGCTGTTGCAGGATTTTTAGAACTACCTGCTGGATTCTTAACAGTATAAGCATTAAACTTATCTACTTCTTGTACATAACCTAATCTTTTACCTGAACCATCAGTATAGAACATAGGTACTTTATCTCTAAACTCTTGAGTTTCTCTAAAGTTAGGATTATTCTTTTCTCTTTCTGCAACCCATTTATCAAATGTAGTAAACATCAAGTTACCTTGTGCATCTCTTCCATTAGTGGCTACAACTCTGTCCCATAAAGAAGCATCAGCTATCTCAATAGAAACTTTAGTTCCTGTAGGAAATAAGTTAGGATTGATTAAATCTCTTGGGTCTATTAAGTCTCCCTCTTTGTGAGCTAATTCTGTACCTACAGTCACAGTTTCAATACCTCCAGCATCATTTACTGTAGTAGAGCTCATAGCAGAATAACCTATTCTAGGAGTAATGTTAATATTTTTTCTTAACTCTTCTTCAGATTCAGCTGTCTGAACTACGGCCATGTTTTCTTCATCATAACCAATAGTAGTAACATTGTTATTAAGAACTTGCTCTGTAACTTTTTGAGATTGTTCTTGAAACTCTGTGTAAGGACTAACTTCTTCAATAGGTAAAGACTGTTCAAAAATATTTTGCATATTAGCAACATAATCAGTTACAGCAGCTTCATAAGGATTGAATAAATCATTGAAGACTTCTTGGAAATCTGTAGCTTCATATCCATTTTCTTGCCATCCTCTATACATGTGAGGAAACAAATTTCTTAAAGCTTTTTTATCTGGAGAATACTTATAAGTTTGCTCAGCAAATTCTCTGAAAGTAGGTTTTCTACCCAATCTTTCTTCAATTCTTTCTACAGACTCTTTAGTAAAAGCTTTAGCAGCTTCTAATTGTTGAGGAGAGTAAGTAGCTCTAGTATCAATAGATAAGTCAAACTCACTATCAGAAACAACTATACTGTTACTATTAGTTTTTAATTCTTGAATTCTTTTTTCTGCATCTTCTTGAGTTGCATAAGGTTTAGCAATTCCTTTATTGTCCCCAGAGTTAATTACTTCAATAGGAGTATTAGTGTTTTTATTGAAAACTATAAATCCATTTGGACTATCTGCAACAACTAAGCTATCTGGAGTATCAAAAGAATTTAAATCAATGTCACTTACAGAAGGAAGTGAAACAGGATTAGGCAAGGTAGCAGGTACAGGGAAGATGTCTAAAAGACTATCTACACTAGCTTGTACAAAACTTTGGTGAGCTGATTGAGCTACATCATCCAATACAATAACAGTAGCTGTGTCAGGAACTACAGCAATAGAATTAAACTCGTCTTTGTCTTCCATAATTTGGGCTCTCTTAGCTAAGAGAACTTGTAAATTATCTGATTCAAGTTTTTGTTTGTTTTTAATTTGCTCTAATTCAATTAAGCTTTTTCTTTTATTTGCAACTTCTTCAAAGAAAGAATCTGCAACTCTACCTTTGTATTGTTTCTTAACTCTGTCCATAGCTTCATCAACCAATTCAGGAGTTTCTTCCAATTGATTGTTGTAATTAAAGACTGAAGTCTCAGAAGTGATTATAGATTTTTGGTAATCTTGTAAAGTTTTTTCATAAACTTGTTCAATACCTTTTTTATTTTCTACTCTCTCTTCATACTCAGGACTAGTCTGATCATTTATTTGTTTATTCAATTCACTGTTATCCATTTGGAAACCAGCTTTTTCCATAAGAAGTCCTCCAAACAAGTTTACTCTTGTAAGATTCTCTTCACTTAAGGCTTGAATAAAATTAGTGTATTCTTTTTCTTGCTCAGGAGATTCAAATTCTTCTTTAGTTAAAAGAGTGTCAATATCATAATCAATCTTTAGTCCTTTTCTTAAGATAAAAGCATCAATATCTTCTTTAGCCCCTTCTTTTTGTTTCATTAACTCTTCATCAATAACCTTTACAGTTTGATCATTAGCTAATTTTCTTTCTGATAAATTAAAGATAGTTGCAAAATTATCTTTTTCAGAGTGTTTGTTATACACTTCCATTAAACCATCAATTCTAGCAGTAGCTAAAGCAATGTTTTGTTTGGTAGTAAGACTTACATCAGGCTTATTTTGAATAGACTCTAGATTCTTTTTAAAAGAATCTACAGTACCTGTTCTAATTGCCATAGCAGCTAAATTAGTAAACTTGTTTTGTTCAAGTCTATCAGCTTTAGTATGAGAATCTGTAGTGTTTTCTTTTCTTAATTGCATAATCTTATGGTCATAATCTAAAGGGCTATAGATAGTTCCTCCAGTATTCATAAGAATGTTATTAGCAACATCATCATCTGTGATAGAAGCATCAAGAGCTTTGTACATTTCTCTTAATCTAGCTTTATCATTCATGTAGTTTCTTCCTCTACCTACCATACCAATTCCTCCAAAAGCAACCCCTTGAATTAAAGTTTGAGCAATAGTATCTCTATAGAAAGAACTATCTTTCAGAGTTTCTAATTGTTCTGCATAGTCTTGTTTATAAGTAGGCATGAATTGGTTCCAAATCTCTTCAGCAATCTCCCCAGGAAGACTATGAATTAAACTAGCCTTACCTGTATGAGCAACAGCATTACCTGAAAGCTTTCCTAAAGACAAGTTGTTTACAAGATTTCTAGTGTAGTTGTACCCTTTGATAGGAGCACTTAAAGTTTTACCTAAACTACTCTGAGCAAAATCATTAGTAGTAGCTGTAATTCCTTTAGCAATTTTGCCTCCTATTTGTGTTTTAGCTAAGTTTCTCATTAGCATATTGTTAGAAAGACCTGGTAAAGCAGCCCCTACATATTTCTCAGAAAAGTTTTCCTTTACTGTCTCACTATACCCATACCATAAAGACTCTCCCCAATTGTTTGGTTTATACAAAGTGTCAAATTCATCAGTAATATTCTGTAAACTTGATTTAAGACCTTCTAATCTTTCTTCTTCTTTGTCAGATCTTTTTTCTTTTTTCTCTAATTCATCAATATCATATTTTATAAGGTCTGATTTTTTACTAAAATCTTTCTTATAATGATCATATCTTTCTTGCCCTACTAAAAGTTTTTGTTTACCATTTTCATCAGTAATAAATTCCATATTACCTGTTTTAGCTTTAGCAGCCATAGTGTAAGTACCTGGTGCCAATAAAGAAGTCACTCCTACATTAGCAAGACCTCCAACAGATTTAGCACCTAAGTTAGATAATAATAATTTAGTTCCCCCTTGTTTCCAAGCTTGTCTTAAAGTAGCTTTAGCAGATTCTTTTACAATAGCATTAGCTACTGTGGATTCTACAGCTCCTCCAAAACCTCCTGTAAGTAAAGTAGCTTCCATAAAAACAGTAGATTGAGCTACACCTGTTCCCCAAGTATAACCTAATTTGTTTTCAAATAAATTTTTAGCAGACAATTCTTGAACATGACCTTCAGCTTCTAATAAAGATTGTTCATTTTCTGTTAGACTTTCTTTAGGTCTGTAGTTTATGTTTTTACTATTAAGAGCTTTTTCCTTGTAGATTCTGTCTGCCTTATCTTTAATATCAGCAACAGTTAGAGCATCTCCCATACTGTATAAACCCAGTGTGAGAACATCTTTTTTCTGAGAACCAAATCCATCCCAAAAACCAGCATTACCTGAAGCATAATCATCAATCTGAGCAATTAAATCTTCATACTTTATAGCAGTTCTAGTAGCAAGAAGCTCATCTTTAGAAGGCCCAGGACCAGAAACTAAATCTTTTCTTAAAGCCTTTGCTTGATCATTTTGCCATTTTATATAGTCAGCAGATTTAGTATTAGCTACCACAGCTTGTTTTCTTCTTGCTTCAGCTTTTTTTAACTCTTGTTCATATTGAGTCTTAAGTTCTGTTAAAGCAGGTTGTAATTCTTTTCTTTGTTGACTAGAAAGATTATCATACTCTTTTTGTTCTGCTTTAGTAAGACCTAATCTAGTATCATTGAACATATCATTGTAAGCATGAGCAATAAAACCTCCAACAGCTATTAGTGGTTTTGCAACATTTATACCTTTTGAACTGATAAAGTCATCTGCATATTTAGAGTAAGAAGTAAAAAAATCTTTTTCTTCTAACTCTCTAAGTTTTGAAGCTGTATCCATTAAGCCTATAGCTTTATCTATACCATTTTTTTCAGCAACTTTAGAATAGACTCTGTCTTTTTGTACAGCTTGCTCTTTAGCAAGTCTTTCCATTTCTTTTCTAGCCTGAGAATTTTCGTACTCAATCTTATCTCTTTCTCCTTTATCTACAAAAGTAGAAAGCAACTGAGTACTAACATTATTTTGAGAAGTACTTTGAGATCTTAACTCTTCAAAACTTAGTCCTACACCTGTTTCAGTTCCTGCTCCAGCAGCAATACCTTCATCTCCTTGTTGTAACTCTTGTTTTGCTTGAGCAAATTTGCTTAGATTTTTTTTTGGTGGAAACATATTCTAATTAAGATTAAAGTTTATTAAATTTTAATATGAAGATTAAAGACCCATTACAACTTTTTTGATAGCTTTTATACCTAAAGCATCTGTTCTTTCTACCCCATTTATGTAAGCTTTTCCCTGATCCATAAGATAAGTGTTACCACCATCTTTAACCTCTTTTTTAATCATTTGCCAGTTAGTTTTGGAATTTTGATTTTCAAAATAAAGTCTTTCATCATTTTCATTAAACCAATTTCTTATTTCAGGACTACTTACTTGATTACTTCCTAGAGTAGCTCTAACAACATTTTTACCCATTTGAATATGAACTCCCATATTAGATTGTCCTTTAGTGTCAAAAGCTTTTACAACTCCAAAAGTATCTTCTGCTACATCCATCCCTACTTCTTTACCATTCTCAAAGTAAGTATATTTTTTCTTAGTTCCTTTACCATCAGTAACAACTGATGAACTAACTATTCCTAATTTTTGAAGTTCAGCTAAAGAGTGATCTCCAGTAGGATTATAAACATAAGTTACAGTTTGACCATTTCTAGTCCCTACTTTTCCATCTAATAATTTTTTGGTTGTGAAAGCAATCTTAGTTCCTTTTGCAGTTTCCATGATTTGTTCATCACCTTGTGCACCTCCTAATTTAAAACGGAATTTATCTAAGTCATCATTTATAACCTTTTTAAAAGATTCTTTAGTCCCTTTAGATAAGTCCATATCATTTAAACTAGTAACTTGATTTTCCACATTCACAGCATTAAATTTCTTCTCAGCATGAGCTTTTTCTGTATAAGTTTTGTAAGCCTCTCTAATTTTAGGATTAGATCTCCACTTAGTAGTATACATAATTTTCTTAAGATCAGCTGGAAGACTATTTGTAAAAGCATCCATACTTGCAGAAGCCATACCTTTTTCTGCTGCAGCTCTTTTGTATTCTTTTTCTAATTGATCTACAGTTGCTGCAAAGCCTTCTTTGTTTTTTCCTGCTGTTCTTAATGCTGTAAAGTTACCACTTTTTATTTGATTAAAAGCAGCTGTACCTTGTTTTATACCTAGTGTTTTAGCTATAGTTAAAGCTTTTTGAACATTATTAAAAACTTTAGTGCTTGAATTAGTGTAGTTATTTGCAAGATTATCTACTGTAGAATCCCTAGTTTCAATAGTAGTTTCATCTATAACTTCAGCAGTAACATTTTCTTTAGCTTCTTTATCATCTTCTCTTGCCCAACCCATTTCTTTGTAATAACCTGAATTTTCACTTAAAGTATCTTTAGTCTCTTGGTTATTTACTTTGTAAGTTTCTGAAGCTGCTCCCATTTTCTTAGCCCAATAGTTATTAGGGTTAAGAACTTCTCTCATCTTAGGTTGACCATTTTCCATAATAGGTTTTCCATTAGCATCAGTTTCAGGTACTTGAACATAAACTTCATTAAGTCCTACACTTTCAAATCCAGCTTGACCTAAAGCATTTCTTCTTTCCAAAGCAGCTTTAGTAGCTGGGTCAGCATTAGCTTGTAACATATAGGCACTCATAATATCATTAGGGCTCAATACTTCACTGCTACCTTCATGTCTATAAACCCAAGGGCCTCCAGGTGTGTCTTTAGTTCTTGAAATTTTCTGAGCTTTTAAATGATTTAAGAAGCTATCATCAAAGTCTAACTTATGGTAAGCATCTGCAATTTCAGGAGCTCCCATAGCTTTACTTCTTTCTTCATCCCATTCTACTCCTTTATATTTATTTAAAATTTTCTTTTTCTCTGCAGCAAGATACTCTCCTTCAAATCCTTTCTCTTTAGCTAATTTATCTAAAGCATCATATTCAGCTAATACTTTTTTCTTATTAGCTTCCATAGTACCTACCTTACCTGAAGTACTCCAAGTATTAGTAATATCTCTTCCAAGAGTATTTAAGTCTGGAGTAAATTTTTGATAATTCATAGGGTCACTAACAATACCTTGTACAGCATTATCAATTCTAGTTTGATATTGTTGTATAGTAGCTTTTAGTTCAGGAGAATCCTGTTCTAGTACATCAGCTTTTAGCTTATCTAAGTATGCTTGATATTCACCAATAGTGTCATCAATAGCTTTATCTTTTTTGTCAATGACACTAGCCATTAACTCATAAGGAGCTTTGTACATCTTGTCATCAAGAAACTCTGCTGGTGTACCTCTATAAAATTGTCCCATGATTATTTTGTTTTAGTAACTTTGTTCATTAATTCTTGAAATTCTGTAGGAGTCATTGAAATTGTTCCTCCTTTACCATCAGGTATCTCTACATTAGAAGTTTTAGTTTTTGCAGCTTTAGTTTTATTAGTCATGTTACCTGACTTATCTAAAGCAACATATTTACCATAACCTTTCATAAGATTTTCAATCATCTTATTCTGTTTCATAGAGTTTAAATCTTTACCCATGTGTTGTACAGCTAGAGCTTGATCCTTGCGGCCCAAAGCTTTAGCAGTAAAGTAAGCATCTTTAGAAGCTTCATTAGCCATATTAGCTTGGTATTCTCCTTGTCCTTTCATTTGATCTGCATTCAAAGCAACTCCAGATTTAGCTTTATAGATTTCTGCTGCTTGAGTAGCAGCATTAGTACTGATAGCTGTTATCTGTTCTCCTAAAGCTGTATCATATAACCAATCCATACCTCTCTTAGCATTTATACCTCTAGCAGAATTTCTACCAGATTTTTTACCTCCTTGAGTTGTAGTAGTGGCTTTTACAATTGCTTGAGCTTTATTATTTTCAATAGCCCCCATAGCATTATCTAATAGCTTTTGAGACTCTTTACCTGCATTAGCATAAACATTTCTATGAGTAATGTCAGAACTTCTTTGTTCAGCAGCAGTCTTAAGACCTGCATTAGCCCCTAAGTAGTTTCCAAACATACCTACAAGATCTCCCATTCCTGGAAGTCCCCCTGCTTTATCTATAGCAGTGCCTACTTTAGTGGCAGCATTACCAAGACCTTTACCTGCCTTACCAAGTGCTCTACTTAACATAGTACCTTCAGGATTATCAATAGGAGTACCTACTCCACCTGGAGTATAAAAATTCATATCTTCTTGAGCAGCAATAGTTACAGGATCTCCTGTGTACTCATCTCCAGTATAACCTTCTGAGTTAACTCCAAAACCTTCTGCAAAACCTGGGGTTTCATAACTCATTTCTAAAGGAGGTGAAGCTGGTGTGTCTGTTTTAACTATAGGGTCTCCAGTAATAGGGTCTACATAATTATTCATATCTGACCCTAAACTAAGTGTGTTATTTGTATAATGAGCAGTATTTCCTAATACTCCATCAATAGTGTAATCATAGTTACGGTCTCCCATAGCACTTTTTTCAACACCTTTTTTACCTGCTAAAGGATTGTCTTTATAAAGGAAACTTTGAAATTCTTTTCTATCTTCAAGAGTATTTAAATCTCTTTGTCTATATTTATCTCCTTCTGATTCTCTAAGTTTAGCTTGCCAATAATTGTTACTTGCTTTGAAATCTTCAGGAGCATAGTATTGATCAGCTATATCTTCAACTCCTTTTATTCCTTTTGAACCTCTAGCTCTTAACCCAAAACCTGTAGGAGGATCTCCTACTACGCCTCCTGCAACCATTTTTTGAATTCCTTCAACACTTGTACCAAAAGCTTTAATGACATTGTCAGCCATTGCTTGCATATTGTTTATTTGCTCTTGAAATTGTAAGTCAGCCATTTCTTCTTTTTGAATAGCTTCCATTTTTCTTTTGGTAGCATTCTTAACAGCAGAATCAACTAAGGGTTCAGAAGCAATCTTTTCAAGATTAGCTATCTGTTTTTCTCTTTTTTCTTTTCTTTCAGCTAAAGTTTCTTTACCTACTTTAAGTCTGTCTGAGTAAACTTTAGTACCTTCTTCTACATCTTCTCCAACTTCTAAAGGAATTCCTCCTTCTTCATGGCTAGGCCCTTCAAATTCTCCTACTTCTCCTTGAGGTGTTTCATACATTTCTCCTCCCTCTACTTCTACATCCTCTTCTACATTATTCATTCCATTAGCAGCTGTTGGAGTTGTTGCTGGAGCTTTACTAAACCCTCCTGCTCCTGCAAATTTTAAAGTCTCTTGGGCTAATCCCCCTATCATAGAAACAATAGGAACTAACTTGTTATTAGCAACCTCTAAGTCTGCTTTAGCTAACATAATATTATAATCATTCAATACTTCATTAGGAGTTTGAATATAATTATTAGGTCCAACACCAGCAGTATTAGTACCATTGGCATATTTTTTTCTAGGGTTCATTGATTTTTTCATAATTCCTTGAGAGCTAGTTCCATAAGCCAATTTTTGGTCCTTTATGAATTGTGGATTGTTTAAATAGCCTGGGCCATATTTTTTTAAATATTTTTGTCTGTCTGCAGGTGAACTTTGAAGATTAAACTGCATTTTCTTTTTTTCTATTTCAGGAGTAGGAGGTAACCAATCTTCAGCAACAGCTTCAATTGCTTTACCTGATACACCAGGTAAAAGAGCCCCTATAGTATTAGAAGCAAGTTTTTTATAATCTCCTTCTGATAAACTTTTAAAAATATTACCTATGTCATACAGAGTTTCTACTCCAGGTACTTCATTTAAAGCTAATCCAAACATAGTTGCCTCTGTTGTTTTTACAGCAGTATTTAAAGCTTTGTTGACTTTATTTTTTTTAGGTTGTAACATTTTTATTTAGTTTATTAAAGATTAAACTTTACCTCTCTGATTCATATCTCTGTAAAGCTGAAAAGTTAAAGATTAATCTTGTATCAGCAAAGTTATCAAATATTAACCTTACTACCAAGAACTTATCTCTAAAACTTTCAAGCTGTGTCCAGTCCTTATTATAGTCAATAGCAGCTGGGTTAACAACTTTATCTATATAATAACTGTTTTGAAGAGAAGGTAAATCTTTTAAGAACATAGGGATAGTGTAATCTATTCTAATGTCTCTCATAGAGTTCATAGTCCAATCTCTTTCATTTCTATCTATAGTTGCTACTCCTAAAGTATTACTAGTTTGTTGAAATAAGTAATTAGCATTACTATCTTGTTTAGGTGCCAAAGTAATAATACCACTTGTTTGTTGAGTGTTGTAGAATAAAGCTTTGTTAAAAGTAACATATCTTTGGTCTAGGTACTCTTCATTCACTGCATCAAACTTCTTAGCTTCAGTTTGGAATAAAATACTATCCCATACTTTACTTGTCATAGCACTTGGATTATCAACATACTCTACAATGAAAGGATATCTTACACCATAGAAAGTTTGATAATGATCAGGTCTATTATGTTTGTACAAGTAGCTAGACCCTTGTGGCCAAGAATAAAACTTCTCTTGAACATGCATATAGAAACTAGGAATGTAAGGATGCCATCCTACCCACTCATTTCTTTTTAAAGAGTAAGACATAGTGTAACCATTGTTCAAAGTCTGAGGTACAAATACTTGTCCTTCTTCATAAGCTACTTGAGTCACAGGATACACATTAGTTATCTCTACAGGAACTACAGTAGTCAAAGAAGCTAAAATAACATTCATGTCTAAAGCAAATTGACAAGGAGAAATAATAAGACCACTAGCTGCACATTCTTCAGTAGCAGGACTTCCTTGATTACTTCTATCAGGTTTTACAAACCAATTGTATTGTTCTAGTCCTGGTTCTCCATTAGGATCTACAAGTCCAGCATAAGGATTGTTTAGTAATTGAGATTTTACTGAAGACCATTCTCCTGATGAGAAATAAGTATTAACAGGTAAGTCATTTACTTCTTCTAAAGTATAATTGTTTCCTTTAACAGCAGCTAAAGAATGAAGAATAAAAGCTTTAGAAGTTGGTATTGTAGCAATAGGATAATTAATTCCTACAAAGTTTGTGAAAGTAGAGTGTATTCCTCCTACAGCTGTAAAAGCATTATAGTGAGCATTATATAAGCCACTAATTTGACCAGAGTAATTTAAACTTGAATTATGATAAGGACCTCCTCCTTGACTTCCTTCTGCCTCATTTACAAAAGAGATTAGTAATACTTTACCTCTACTTGCCAAAGGAATTTCACTAGCAAAGTTTAACCATTTTTCTGTTGGACTATTTACTTTATGTACACTACCTGTCCAACCTGTTGGAACTAAATCATTTGCAATCCAAGTATCTAAACTACTTTCTATCTGAGCTAAATCTGCCCCTGAGAAAGAACCTGAAGTATCAAAGAAAGCCCAGATATCCATATCATTAGCTACAGAAACATATTGATTAGCTGTAGTAGTAATATTTTCATAAGTTGTTTTTTCAAACTTCATCTTACAATTTTCTATACCTATATACTTCCAACCTGCTGCAAGTCTTGTTGAAATAACTTGAGCCATGTTAGGGAATATAATAGGTTGAGGTCCTTCAGCACAAATCTGATAAGGAGTAGTAGGAAGATTTGTAATCTTCATATCTTTCTTAGTAATGATAAGTCTCTCCTTGTTACTATCATAAGTAGATAAGAACCCCACTCCTAAAGGACTAGAAGGGTTATTTCTATATGGATACTCTACAGAATTAGTGTCATAGTATTGTTGTTCTACTAAAAAGTCCATGTGAGTTTTAAAGTAGTTACTGTTACCATTATCACTAATAGGTTTTAATTGTTGACCATCAAATAAGTACCATTTCTTTTCTTTCCAAGATGGAAATAAGACACCATGCTTAGTTTTGGTTCTTGCCCACTTATGTACATTACCTGCTGAAGAGTTTGCATCATCTACTATCTTTCTAGGAGGCACAGAAAAATATTCTCCAGTACCTATGAAAGAGATAATATCACTAGTCACCCTTTCTTGGAAAGTTTGAGGACAATGCCAAAGACCTTCTGCAGTGTGAACATAAAGATTGTTTTGAATTCTAAACAAATCTGTTAACTTACCTGTCTCAGCTTCAAGATCTTTGTAGTTATTAGGTAAAAACATTCTGAAGTTGTCTGTAACTTCTTCTTGGAAGGCTTGTTCTGACCAATGAAATCTGTGTGGAAAAGTTTCAACACAATCTGTACAACAGTCATACTCTAAACCTAAATGCTCATAAGCTTTTTGTTTATTTCTTCTTGTATAATCAGGATTAAATAAGTAGATTTCAGCAGCAGCTAAGCCAATATAAGCTCTACCACCTTTTCTATTTGCATCTAAGTAAGTTAATTTCTTAAGCATGTGAAAATCTAAAGCTGTAGTAGGAGGGACTTCATTAGAACCAACTGAATGTATTCCAAAATATTCTCTATCCCATTCTCCAGCAGTAGTTCCTGATTCAACTAACCCAGGAGCATTTAAAAAGTCTGGAGTATTGTCAGTGGCACCATGTCTTAGTCCCATATTAACTGTAGATTCAAACCAAAGATTTGCACAATCTCCTAACCACTGAATCTCATCATCTTGAGGATTTTTTCTAAACCCTCTTGCTTCTCCACTTATAGGATCAACATCATCTTGCATATAAGAGTCTGTAATAGTTTCTCTCAAGCCTTGATTATATAATATGTTGTAAGCTTTATTCCAAGCATCTTGTTGGATACCTGAAATTGTTAAAGCAGTTGCAACACCCACAAGACCTACAGCTAAACTTACTAAAGCTATTCCAACAGCAGTAGCTGCTCCAAATGAAAAAATAGTTACTACTACAGCTACTACTACTAATATAGCAGCAATAATATAATTCCAAACAGAAGTTTTACCTGCTCTCTTTTTCATTCTAGTATCAAAGTAAACACTGTTTACATATCTAATAGAACTGATGTAACTGTCTCCATTCCAAATAGCAACAGTACTTGTATTTGTAATAGGGTCAAAAGTTTCAGGGTTTCTACTTTCCTTATAGTAAGGTGTCAATCTAAAATTAGAATAAGGTTCTAAAATATCTCTGTACAAATAAACATAAGGTAAACTTGATACAGTATTAAAAGTGTAGTTTTGTTTTAATTGGATAATACCTACTTTGTTATCACATGCTAAATTAAATACATCTACTCCTGTGTTTGCACTATCTTGAGTTAACTTATCTTCTAATGCAGATAAGTAATACAACTCTTTAATATTAGTACTATCTAAAGTAAATTTATTTTGATTAGCAAAGTTAGTAATATTGTCTCTAGTCTTAATTTGAATAGTAAAACCATCATCATCTCTTTCTCCATCTTTATGTTTTCCATCTACATATCCACTACCATCAGCTACATCTCTAATCTTAGTTCTACTTGCAATAGCATTTATTTTGGTAAATTTACCTTGTTGAACTATTTTACTAAAAGTAGAATATTTTCTATCATTAAACTTATGTTCAGGATAAATTAAACCTAAAGTATCTTTTTTAATTTTTGCAGCTTGTTCTCCAGGATTAGCATATTGTGGAAACAATAAACCTTGAGCTACAAAGTTTTTCTCTTTAGTAGTTGAAGTAAGTACAGCACTATCTACAATAGTTCTGTCTGATTCTTTTCTTTCTTGTCTTACAATATAGTATCCAACAATTTCTTCTCCATTAGTATCTAATAAAGAAGGTCTGTGGATATTAGAAAAGTTAAGTCCAAAAATTTCTGCAGAATATAAAGGGTCTGAAGCATCTTGAGTTCCTATGCCTATTGTAATAGAGTAAGTCATACTTGTTGCAGTAGATGTCCCTGTATATTTATACATGCCTGTAATAGGATCTAAAGTAGGTCCTGTCATAGATACTGTATTAGGAGCAGTAGGATAATCAAAAGTTTCTTCAATGTCTGTAATTACAATGGAAGCACCATACAAGTTTCCAGAGTTAGCATTATAACTAACATTTTGAGTTGTATTATCTCCTACAGTTACTACATATTGTTGAGGGTCAATAACACTAGAAAGAATTCCAGGGGTAGAGTCTTCAGTATAGTTTACACTATATGTATAAGCACCAAATTCTACAGGAGAACCAAAGTTACCTAATGTAGGTGTACATCCTGCTGGAGGCTCTGTAGTAGGACATTCTGTAGGGCATATTGCTCCTGTCTTACTTACATTTATAGCAAGATTCTTTACAAAGGTAAGTGCAGCAGCTGCAGGAACCTTAGTAACAAAAGGAATATTATAATCTGTTCTTAAAGGAAATCTGTGATGTCTTACAGCTTCATTAGTTAATGAATCTCCTTGAGAATCTATTCCCCAAAAAAGATCTGTACCACAAGTGTTATTATCAATGTATCTTGTATCTGTACAAGCATTGTTTACATTACTCATAGGGTACACAGTAGGTCCTGCTGTAAACATGTGGTTGTTAGTAACATTGTGACTTTTTCCTGGTATATGAAAAGCAGGAGAAGTTGTGTTATCTGCAAAAATATATACAATAGCTAGAGAGTAAATCTCTCCTGGCATATACCCTATACCATTAAAATGGGCAGCAGGATCTTTAGCATTACTCTTATCAGTAGTAGAGACTACAACTGTTTTAGTAATTAAATCCGTATTGATTTTACTTGCATACTTTTGCAGTCTACAAAAGTTTATTTCTTTACCTTTTACATTTCCAAGAATTAATCTATTTTCAATTTGTTCTATACTCTCAGCTTTTTCAATAATACTATTGAACATAGTTACCTCAGCTTGAGTTCCTGTGCTTTCAAAGTTAAGACCTGTATAATAGAAAGTAGTATTTCTTGTAGAAATCTCAGAAGTATATTTAGTATCACTAACTAAACCTTGCCCTGTATTTGCTTCTGTAATAGCTAACCTATAAAAAGGAAAAGTAGTATCTAAAGAAGTAGGGTCAAAAACTATCTTAATAGCTTTATTACTATTCTCAAAGTTTAAATAAGAATCATTCTTTTGCATAGTTGCCCCTCTCTTTTCTCTATAAGTAGAGGTAGAAGGAGTATTATATATTACAACAGTTTCAGTACTTGTAACAAACTCAGTAGGATTAAAATCCTCATCAAGGTATTGAACAGAAAAATTGTAAGATCCTGGAGGTAAAACCCCTCCACCATCTACAACTTCTATATCTTGTACAGCAGGAATCTTTTTGTAAGTTTTAAACAATCCAAACTTAGAAATATCCCAAGCTCCTGTTACAGGGTCCTTGAATTCCTCTTCTTTATCAAAGATGAACATTCTAGGTTTAGGGTCAACCCAATAAACAACTCTTTCACAACCTCTTCTTAATCTGAAAGTTGCATCAATTTGTTGTCCTATTTTGAACCCCATTTTTTCTGTTTGATTCTTGTCACTAAAAGAAACTATTACCTTACAGTTTTTATCTACTATAATAATAGCAGAGTTTTTATTAGGATTAGCTAAAAAGATTGCATTATTTTCATCCCCAATATAAACTTTGCCAATAGGGACATACCCAGAGCCTAGTATATTAGCAGCAGTAAGATCATAACACTCTTGGTTAGACTCCTCATTTGCAATAAAACCATAATCACCTTCTTTAGTTTCATTTACTCCTGTAAATACAAATCTAGTTGTACCTTCAGGTTGATTTACTAAAGAAGAGTCTGTATTTAATCCTCCAGGAATGTTTACACTAATTCCTCCTTGTTGTTTTTCTTGAGCCATAATTATCTCATATAAGCTGAGTTACCTGATGTATATCTATATTTGTTTGTAGAGTCAGGGTCATTAAAAGACCTATCTTCAGCTTGACCAAGTTTACCAAAGAAACCATAGTATCTTTTTGTTCTTGGTATTAAGTAATTGGATTGCTCCATAAGGTCTTCATAATCATCAGTTCCCCAAGGCATCTTAGCTTTGTTCTTGAACTGCTTAATATATTTTAACCATCTTGCTTCAGCTACTTGAGCTAATTGCATAGCACCTTCTCTGTGATTCCAAGCTTCTCTTTCTTTAGTTTTCCAACCTAAGTAATAAGTAATAGCAGCTTTAGCAGACTCATCATCTGGAACCATAGGATATCCAGTTTCATGATCTACTCTTTGTCTTAAATAAGCTACTGCTACATACCCTTCTTGGAAACTAAATCTAAGTTGGTCACCTACAATAGTGTACTCATCTTTTCCTGTAGCATTACTGTTTCCATACAAACCTGAATTTTCTTCTGTTTGACATACTAAAGTATTAAAGAAAGTATGGTTAGCTAATCTAACAGGAGTAAACTTTGTTCTAAATAATTTAGATTGAGCCCAACCTAAGTATTCATATTGTAAATCAAAGTAAGGTCTGTAGTAAGCTATTTCTTGATCTCCAATTAAATCTCCTTTAGCATCTACAGCAACTAAATTAGAAGTCCAACCCCCATAGCAAGCTAGGGGGTCTGGGTCTGTTACAGGAACCAAGTCCTGAACAATTACTTCTGGTGTGCAAGTCTCAGGCTGTGTTGGAGCCCATGAGTTACTTTTAGCAACCTGTATAATGTAATGTAAACCATTAGGCAAAGCTGCTTGATAGTTTTTAACTTCAAGGAAAGCTATAGCCTCTTCAGAAGCAGATGCCATTTGCATGAATCCCAGTGCTTCTCCTATCCACTCAATAGCTTCATCTTCATTGAGTTCTACACCCCTGAAGTCTCTTAGATACTTGGATAGGATAGTATCTACTGTAACATATTGAAATCTTTGGTTCATCTTAGTTTAGTTTAAATATTATAAAGAAGACACTTAAATAATTAAGCAGCATCAACTTCTGTGTATGTAACACACACAATTAAATCTCCAGTTCCTCCAGTTATTACACTTGGCATTACTAGACTATTAGAAGCTACATACAAACTATTCCCTACTATAAGAGAAAAATTAGAAGTAGATACTGGAGCAATAGTTGTTTGTGGTGAAGGACTTTGAAAAACAGAATCTAATGTCCCATTTCCAATTGATGAAGAGCCAGCACTACTACTACTAAATAGTCTTACTGAATTTGAAATAGAATAAGCTGTCCCTCCTGCTTTTCTATAAGCATTAACAGAAACAGGTATTAACACTTTACCAGGTACAGAACTTACTAATAGTTTTGAAAAACCTGAAGAACTTAAGATTTCAGAAGAAGTGATTGTAATTTGAGCACTTTTTAAAATCCCTGCTTGAGTTGGTACTGTCCCTGTATTTGACTTAAGTTTATGATATAAGTCTGCAACTTTTTTTTCTAGGCTATCTATAGCCCCTAATATTTGTGGGTTCATCTTATTCTATTTTTAATTGGTTAGTCTAATTTGTCTGCTAATGATTTTGAATCTTCAGGCATATTAATTTCAATTGGATTATCTTTAGAGAACCAAGTTCTTGTAAAGTATTCATAATTGCTATTTTCAGATTCTGCATTAGTCCATTTAATGTCATAAGACTTTCTAAGTAAGAAACCATTTTCAATTTCTTCTACATTTAATCTTACTTCTTTACTAATAATAGTTCCTCCTTTAGGAAGAACAAAGTCTTTTTTCTTTTCAAGACTTGCTGATTTTAATAATTCTGTTGCCATATTATTGGGATTTAATTAAATATTCTTTACCTTGTTTTATTTGCTTGTTGATAGTCCTTTTATTATCTCTGGTTAAGATAAAATTGTAATAAAGTTTATTCTCTATTGGGACTCTATTCTTAGACCAATGCAGCTTATAAACTACTCCATCAGTTTCTTCATTAAGGCAATAGACTATTTTCTTTGTAGCCTTTGCTTCAGGATTCCTATCCCAAAGCTGTTTTGTTTTTCCCCAATTAGGAGGCAGCAAAGGAATACCATCTTTATTAAACTTCAAACTTTTCTTTACTCCTTGTATGAAAAGAGTACCTAGCTTTACTGGCATAGTTACTTCTTCTCCTTCAACTGCTTTATTCATTAAGAATTTCATATAGCCATTAGCTATCTCAAGAAAAGGTTTCAACTCTACAGGATTCTCTATCTCTTTAGAGTACCTTTTGTAAGAACTTCTTATATTTAAGTTTGTCTTTTGCATTATTTATTATTTCCTTCAGGTCTTTGAGCACCTCCTGTTTCTTGCCCAAAGATACTAATAATTTCTTGAACACAAATACCAATTAATGGGTCAATTAAATCCCCATCAATATCAAAGGTATGTTCAAAAGTTGGAAGACAATCTAAACACTCAGGACATTCTTCACAAATAGAAGGATAATGGTGTGCCTCTAAAGGATCCTCAGCAAGAAGTTTAATCTTTACTATACCTGGATTTTTCTTTAAAGGAAAATACAAATAACCATTTTCAAATAAATACTTAGGCTTAAGACCTGTATACTTGTTTCCTTTTAAATATAGAACACCTTGTCTTGTAATTTCTTCTATTCTCATTCCATTCTCTATAGACATTACATATTCAATATAGTGTCTATTAGAATCTGTCAATACTCTTGGTATTTTAAATTTAGTTCTATATACATCACAACCTAAATCTCCTAGACAAGGACACTCATGATTAGGAACTTTTATTAATTCTACACAAGGCATTACTGTATAGTTCCAATCACTTAGTCTTTGTTTCTTTTTCAATTGCTGAGAAAGAAGTTGCATTCTTACAGTTAATGCTTTATTATAAACATGTCTGTCAGATAGCCTAGACTCATCACTAGAAACCCCTCTAGAATAAAGAGACTGGATTCTTTCTATTACTTCAGATATTCTCATTGTTGTTGTTTTAAAGTTTCTTTTAGAATACCTGATACATCTTCTGTATTGATACAGGTAAACTCACCATTTAAAGCTAACCATATAATAACTCTCTTAGTTACCCTTACTCCTATTTGCTCTAAGAGTATTTGATAATAAGAAAGTTGTACCACATAGTGATTTAAAGGACAATCTAATAAAGCAGTAAAAGGGGCCAACATAGTCTTTCCCTTAAAATTTTTAAACAAGTCTTTGTTAGTCTTGTAATCTGCAATTATATATGTCTGATTTTTAGTGTCAAATAGAATGATGTCTGCTGTACCTGCAAATAGATATTGAAAGTGGTACATCCTAAGTTCAGCAGCTACTGGAATAATGTGTTCTGGCAAACTTTTCCAGAAGGCAACAATAGCTTCCTCTTGAGGACAAGAAGGTTTTAAGCTTCTGTCAAATTGGTAGAGTTCTCCAAAGTTATGCACTCTGTGTCCTCTATCTCTAGATTCTTGATTTATGTCAGCCCATTGTTTTAAGACTTCTTCAGTAGTGATTCCTAACTTTCTAGCTGAGAAAGGAGCTACTGCTTGAGCATCAAAGTGCTCATAAAATTTTGATATTAACCCTGAGACTGAACTCTTTATAGGTTGTCCCTCTACAAAGTACTTGTGCTTTTTTTCTTCAAAAGTCAAGTTACTAAAAGGCTGTGTCAATTTATTTAATAATTCCATATCACAAAGATATGGAATTATTTTATTTTTCTACTTGAAAGATAATCTTTTTTGTATTCTTAACTACTTGGATAAACCTCTTAGCTATGTCAAAGCCCATTCTTTTAAAGTTCTCAAACACAATTGAATAGAACTCTATAGCACAACAAAAGCCAATAAAAATTAAAGTGATAGTTAGACCTTCTGTACTTACATTATCAAACTTAAAAGTTCTAATGAAAAACACTTTCTCTATTCCCCATACTCCTAATATAGCACTAGCATAGGTAAAAGCTTTTACAGCAGAAAGTTTTAGTTTGTCTGAAGAGATAAGAGACTCTTCTTTAAGTTCAGGTTTGGTCTTTTCATTTTCTCTCTTCTCTTTCCAAGAAGCTAAAATGCCTGTGATAAAGTCCAGGATGAAGAATAGTAATAATAACAACAGTGCTTTTTGTACTGAGGATAAAACAGAAATGGCTACTACAGAAGTTCCTGTAATAATGCCTGCGGGACTAGATCCCATTGTCTTTAAACTAAGTCCTAGTTTAAAAAAATACTTACTGTATAGGGTTATCCACTCCATAACACTTATTTTTAATATTAATAAAATCTTCAATGACTTTTCCATGATTTAAGTCTTTACAAAAATAGGTAAAAAAATTCTTATCTTCCTTGTCCTTTATAAAGTTTTTTATAACTTTTAGACGTTTTTAATTTAGAGGTTTTACTTTTAGAGTGAACACCTGGTCTTTTTACTTTTGGCCTTGGCTCAAAAGTTGTTGAGTTAGACTTTACTGCCATCTCCTTCTTGAATTAAAGAGTACTCTCCTGTACCCAAATTAATAGTGATTCTACCATACTTAGCTTCTAAGTCTGCACCTAGTTTTTTTAAACTCTCTCTGTGAGTGTTAGCTTCATACAATAAATCCATTTTAGCTAATTCTAAATCTCCAATTTTCTGATGAGTAGAAGCAATTACATTTTGTAATGCTCTTGCATTTTCCAATTCTTCTTCTGAGATTTTGTTTACTTCTTGAACTTGACTTTCCATATTTTCTTTTTTTATGTTAAATGATTTACAAATGTACAAATTTTGTTTTATTTAAAACAAATATAATTATCTAAAATCACAAGGCTTTAATCCTTGCAATCCATTCTTAGAGTTGTATTCACTAAAATATTCATTGTCTGAGATTATTCCAAAATATTCAAACTTCTTTGTTAGTGCAGCATCTGTGTAGATAAAAGTAGAATCTAGAAAAGAAGGAGCATCTAGATAAAACACACCTAACTCACTACCAAAACAAGCATCTAAAAGAATAACTCCTTTTTTCTTTTTAAATCTTATGTCAGGTCTTTCTGCTAAAACTATATCTAATGCAGATACTGCTCCTGACATTAAATCTTGAAACTTGTTCCCTGTAATAATCATCTTATCTTCAAATAAGATTTTATAAGGTAATTCTACATAGTAATCTTGAGACATAAAATAAGCTCCTGTCACACTATTTAAATTTCTCAAATGATAATAGACCATTGCTCTATCTCCTGTTGTAAAATTCTCTTGAAATTCTACCAACAGTTCTGTAGCAAAGTCTTCATTAACGTAGTAAGATTCTATATTATAAACCATATCTTATTTTTTAACAGTAGCTTAAAGCATATCCTTGATCTGTTAATGTTGTTGAAGGGATGTTTATTTCCCAAACATTGTAAACATTAGCTCCAAAACCTGGTTCATAATATAAGAACTCATACCAAAAATCTGTATAATTATACATAGGGTCATAATATGTCCCATCAAACCTGTAGTATACTCCATCACTCCCTAAGTAAATATCCCAGTAATCATAGTTACAAGGGTCTCCTGCATAGTAAGAATTAAAGTAAGTATAAGTAACACTTCCTCCTGAAGTGTAACCATAAAAATCACTGACCCTATCAGGTGTAGAAAAGCTAGCTGAGCTAGACATATTTCTTAGAGATACATTACTAAGAGATACACCTAACTCACCTGCTATTGCTGAAAAGCTTAATTGTCCACTACCAGGTAAAGGCATAACTTATTACTCTTCTGTAGTTAGTACAACTGGTTCTATAATAGGTTCTACAACTTCTTCAGGTGCCCAAGGCAAAGAAGGTTGTTTGATTATTTTAGCATCAATTTGTTTTTGAATTTGACTGTTAACATGTTCTTCATAAGAACCTATTACAACATCTTTAATCCATCCTAATACTACTTCTTCTGTTAGTTTGTCAAAAGAGACAAATTTATCAGGGTCAATACTAGATTTAGGAAATGGGGTAGCCCCTGTAAATTTGCCTTCATTACCTTCAGCATCAGTACCAGTTTTTTCCCAATAAGTTTGGACAATAGCATTTTCAACACTATCAGTATCCATTGTTTTCACTCCTGTGATTTTCCAAGTGTATTCCATTTTGTTTGTTATTTAGTGATTAATTTATTTACTAATTCTTTTAATTCTTCAATTTGTTTTTGTTGCTCTTTAATAGCTTCAATTAATAAAGGTGTTAATCTTCCATAGTCTAAAGTCTTATAACCTTGTCCTATAGGAGCATCCTTTATTAATTCAGGAAGAATAGCCTCTACTTCTTGAGCAGATACCCCTATTTCCATTTTCTTTTTGTATCCTAACTCTTGAGCTTTTTGATTTGCCTCATAGTAAAAACCATTCAAAGATAAAACTTTTTCTATTGCATTTTCAATATTTCCTTTTCTATCTTTTAATCTGTCATCAGAATAGTAAGCTACAATGTCTCCTGCAACTCTAATAGAATCTCCTGTGTTACTACCATCAAAGTAATAAGCAGTATTATTTCTATCATAGTAAGTATAAAATTGAGCATCAGCTCCATATACATTATAAGCTGTACCTGTAGGATTTCCAGCATAAAATATATTAGAGCTATATAAAGTCCCATAGTAAGCACTTAAAGAAGGACTTCCATAACTATTAACAGCTTGTGCTATAGTAGTATTGCTATTAGAACCTCCTTGTATAGTTATCTTAGAAAGAAAATTTGCAGAAGTTGTTGAACTGGCAGGATCTACCCAGTATGCAGAATCATTTGCATCATAGTATATAGTACCATAGAATCTTCCATCTGATGCAAGATACTTACTATTTACCCAAGTGTCTTCTATAATTACTTGTCTAGTCCAGTTAATATTGTTTGCATTTCCTCCTCCAACTCTAAGGGCAGCTGCAGAATAATCCATAGCTATAAAACCATGCGTATCACTACCTGACCAAGAAAGCATAGTACCATAAGAGCCTAAACCTCCTAAAGGTGCTGGTGTTGTATTCCATCTAGCTGCTGATATTTGATAACCATTAGCTGTTGTCCCAAATAAAGTACTTCTAAAGTTAGCAGTTGTAAGTGTATCAATCAGTGCAGGAGCAGCTAACTTGTTAACCATTAATCCTGTTATGTTTGTAATACTAGATACAGTACCTGAATTTCCTGTTATATTACCACTGATTGTGTTAGTTACTGTTAATCCAACTAAGTTAGAGGTACTAGTAGGGTCACAAAAGTATCCTGTATTATTTGAATCATACATTATTGGTACATAAAGGCCTCCACTATTAAGGCTTCCTAAAGTGGTGTAAGATAAAGTTCTTCCAGCAGCTCCTGCTCCTGCTCCTAGGAAAGAAAACCCTCCTGCTGTAAACAATAAATAAGTTGAAGTATCTGTACCAGGAGCAATCCAATTTCCTCCTGTAGTAGTATGTCTAACATTATATCCAATACCTCCATAGGAACCTCCTGAATACCCTGCCACTAAACCTCTTCCTTCTGAACCTCCTGAACCTAAGTTAACATTATAAGTCCCTACATTTGTGTCAAAAAAGTTAACAGCTCCTATTTGAGTAGTAGTAGTATTTCCTCTTCCAGTTACTGTTAATAACGTGTCAGTTTCAGAATAGCTAGTCAAAAATGATGAAGCGTGTAACCCATCTAATGTATCAGCATTTCCAGCTGAAGTTGCATAACTTACAGACTGACTTCCAATATTACCTGAATGAATTATTGCATTACCATTTACAACAAGATTTCCATTACCATCTCCACTGTTTAAAACTAAATTACCTCCTGTAGCTCTTTGATTCCAAGATCTAACTCCATTCTCATCAAATCTTAAATAATTACCACTAAGTTGTACATCATTTCCAAAAGACACACTACCTCCACCACTATATATTGTAGGAGTAACTAAATAATAAGTAGCATTTACAATGTAAAGATTACTAGTTCCATTTGGATTTAAGTAGTATGCTGTATTATCATTGTCATAAAATATAGGTGAGTATGTAGCTGTATTTGCTCTTTGATAATCTGCATTTTGATTAGACACATAGTTTACTAAAGGTGTCCCTACTTGAGCAGAAGCTGTTTGTGGAGAATTATAGATTGTCCAACCATTAGTTTCTAATTGCCAAGTATCATTATTCCAAGCAGTTTCAAAAAATTGTAATTGGTAAGTTCTATTGTTAGTAGTTGAAGTAGTTAAAACTACTCTTATCTTACTTCTATAGTTAGTGTAGTTTGTACTACCAAGAATTGTACAACCAACATTCACATAGTGAGATTGGTTATTAGTATCAAAATCACATTCAGCTCTAGCTACTACAGCTATTTGATAAGAGTCAGCACCATTATATCTATGGTCATTAAGTGTACCATATAATACAGCTCCACTACAATTACTTGTTAAAGTTACTTGAGCAGCAGTATACCATCCTTCAGAACCTCCAGAATAAAGATCACTTCTTCCACTTATAGTTCTGTAGTAACTGTCTCTAACATATTTACCATTATTTTGTATAAACTCTCCTGTAGTTTGATAAGTACCTGTACCTGATGTCTTAGCAGTTAAAGAGTCAAAGGTATGTGTATGTGAAGAAGAAGCATATAACCCAGCATGGTTACCCCATGAGTATGCTGTATTCCAGTTAGCAGAGTTATCTGTAAAAGGTAGTACATAGTAATTAGCATTAGTAGCTCCTGTATATCCAAGATCTCCTAATGTCATTGTTCTAGTAGTAATGTTTGTTACACTACCTATAGCATCTGAAGTAAAGATATCAATAACTTGTGCTCCTGATGTATCTATACTTCTTGTTGTATAAGCAGGATGAGTGTACACTGTGTTTGTGTCAACCCAAGGCACATTTACAACAGCTTGTCCTGCTGCGTTTAATTGTAAACCATAAGTTCTTGAAGCAGTTGTTGAAACAGTGTTTGCTGCAACTGTCTGTACTGTGTCACTAAATAGTTCAATTCCTCCTAGTACAGTACTTGTAGCTGTAGGAAGGGTATAAGAGGCTCCTCCTGTAGAGGATATTACTCCTCCACTTATAGTGATATTTGTACCTGCTGTAATTACAGACCCATCTGCTGCTAATATTTGAGCAGAAGTGCCTCCTGATTTTATAAAAGAAGTTGCTGTTATGTTATGTATGTTAGACATAGCAGCAGGATCTAAATAATAAGCAGTATTGTTTGAGTCAGAAAAGGTAGGGGCTTTTATAACGTTGTCAAAAATTACTTCTTTATTAGGATACCATTTTATAACAGTGTCATTATAACCTACACCTAAATAACCATAAGTATAGGTATTGGCACTACCATAAGCACCTATTTGATACAAAGATGTACCAGTATATTCTTGAAAATTAAGTAAAGCTCTTGCCCAACCTCCTGAAGGATAGTTAGGTTTTCTTACAACAACATTGTCTCCATCTAATATAGTTGTTGCCCAACTACCATTAATTTGAAGTGTGCCTGTCATTGTATCTCCAGTAACATTTACAAATCTTGAGTCTGATTCTGTTTCTGTATAATACCTATCATCATGGTTGTGTACTGAATTTGCAGGGGTATATCCTAACCAACCTGCAATAGTTTTATTTACCCATAAGTTGCCATTAAATCCTAAAAGGTGTCCACTAACAGGAGTTAAGCTTTTTACATCTACATCATGAAGTTCATCAAGTTCAAATCCATTTTGGACCTTTACAAAGATTTCTCCATTATTAACATTGACTCTAGTTACAATCCCAATAAACACTAAGTGAGCTGGTGCATAAGGTTTATTAGCTAAACCATAAATAAGGTTTCCACCTGTGCCTAACCAAACAGGGTCTCCTGCCACTGCAGTAGATGTGTCTAATCCTGCAAGTAAACCTTCAGCTATAACATTAGAAAAACCATTTATAGCAACAGTGTCTGCCAATAACCCCATTGTTTTTGATGAGGTTGCTTCTGTAGCATTAGAAGCTAAAGACACAATCATATTAGTACCATCTGCTGAAGATACATACACTGCTTGTCCTTTATTTATTGCTACTCCTGCTTTTACTTGATGTTGAATATTAGAGGCTACTCCAGGTGCCACACCTAAGTCAGATAACATCTCAGCCCCTGTTCTAAACTTAATGATGCCACCATCAGATACTAAGAATTTATCAGTATCTGTGGTAGCAGCATTTAAAGCTTGAAGTTCTACTTCACTTTTAAATTTTTGAGACATATCAATCTATTAATTTAAGGATGTATTATCCTATTTTAGAAACTAAAACTCTAATTGGATTTGCTGGTGCATTTCCAAAAGTAACTGTTATTGTGTTGTAAGGAGCTGTATTTACTCTCACTACATCAGCATAAACTGTTTCATTTGTTGATGTGTCATATAATTGTACTATCACATCTTTTGTACTTAAACCATGTGTAACAGTCCCTGATACAGAAATTGTAGTAGCAAAAGAAGTAGCACTATTAGCTGGTAAAGTAATTGTTTTAGTATTAACTGCTGTGATGTGTCCTTCAGTTGAAGTTGTTACAGTGTCAATAACTGTGAAACTACCTCCAACTCCTGGAGAAGCAGAACTAGTGTTATTTGTTCTTGATACAGCAGCATGGTTAATTGTTACAGAACTGTTACCTGATTGGTTAGCTGTAAAAGAACCTCCTCCTGACATTGCAGTACCTGCAGTAACTGTAAGAGTACCATTACCAATATTACTTAATAAAGCTATTGTACCTGTTGCATCTGGTAAAGTAATTACTTGGTCAGCAGTTAATGTACCTGCTATTAAAGTTAATTCATTAGCATCAGCAGCATTACCTTCAAAGATAACTCCATTAGAAGTTGATACAGTTTCTACATTGTTTGTAGTGGTAGTACCAATTACTGTTAAGTTACCTGTTATGGTTACGTTGTTAGGTAAACCTACTGTGATAGAACCTGCTGCATGAGTCACCTCAATTTCATTAGTAGTACCTACAATAGTCACAGAATCTTGAGAAAGATCAGAACCAGTTAACAAGATTGCAGAACCTCCTGCAGTAGCACTATTAGTTAAATCATAAGTAGTGTTAGTATCTGTTGAAGAGATTGTAACAGTATCTGTAGTAGCATTAGTTGTAATTGTTACATTACCTCCTGCTGCTATTGTAAGAGTATCATTGTTACTATCAGCTACAACTGTACTTTGTCCTGCTACTGCTATGTTTTTAAAGATAGCTTGAGAAGAACCTAAGTCAGTATTTGTAATGATAGGGTCTGTACTTGTACCTGTAACAGATATACCTGTACCTGCAGTAATAGAATAGACAGCATCTAATCCAGCTACATAGTCATATAGTAAATCAGCAGTAACAAGTCCTGTACCTCCATTAGCAACAACTGTTGCAATATCTAGAGATAAAGATACATCTCCTGTTGTACCATTAGTTACAATAAGTCTTGACTCTGTAGAAGAGATAGCTGTTATATCTCCAACAGGTACCCAAGCAGTCCCATTATAAACATATAGCATCTTAACTCCTGCAGAAGAGTTATAGTAAAGTTGTCCTTCTACTGGACTAGCTGGGGCTGTACCCAAAGGATGAATTACAGCATTCTGTAATTGATTCTTGCTTAAATTGAGATTACTTAAGTAAATCATGATCTTATTGTTTTTTAGTTAAAGTATGCTTTTCCTGAAAATGTAGATGTAAAGGTAATCAAAATATTGTTTAAATCAATATACTGAATGTCCCCTATAACTACATTGTCTCCAGAGTCCACTATGGAAACTGAAGGATATTTGTTTAAATCATGTTGCACTAACCAAGAAGCAGAAGCTACTACTTGATTGTGTATGTAAGTCTTATCATTAATAATGATAGGCTTGTTTCTAATAAAAGGTCTACCTGTAGTAGCATTCCAATCAGATTGCTCTTCTAACAATAAATGTCCTTCTCCTAAGTCTGTCCAATAACAATCATTAGTAGGAGGAAAGGAATTGTCATCCATCAGACTTTGATATACATGACCTTGAAACCAAACAAAACAACCTAAGATGTAAGGATTACCTGTTGCCACAGAATGATTAGGAGACCACTCAGTAGCCACCAAAGGAGACTCTAAGTTACTCTCTTGGGTAAGACATTTAGTTTGCTCTATAAGCCAGGCTATGTCTCTCCTTATCTTTTGTAATTCTTGCATGATTACTATATTAATATTGTTTGTTTACTTGTCTCTTGAATTTCCTTCCAATAGTAAGAACTGGCTCTGTTTTCATCTACAACTAGTTCTTTATTATATGGTAACTCCTGTATGTAATTACCTTTGAAGAACATGTTTTTATCTGTTGCAGACACACCTGCATTGTGTAGTATCCAATACTTTTCTACTGAAGAAACATGATCAGTACTCCAACCAAAATTAAGTCTAGAATCCACTTTTGTTTCATGACCTTTTAACCAAATATTCCAAAGAAAGGCCCACATCCCTGCAGTCCATTTTTGGATAGGAAAATCTCCTTCAAACTTTTTATTGTAGAGATGTTCTGTTTTACAAAAGTAAGAATAAAGTTTGACACTATCACTCTCTATTTTATCCCAAAATTCAGAAGTTTCTCCAACAGTAATATACTGGGCTCCTCCTGAATGACTATTCATTAATTTAGGTATCAACTTATCTATACCTACAATCTCACACATATCTTCATAAATATGATTACCTTTTTGTTGGATGTAATCATAGTTGATGTAAGAGTTAGTATCACTTAAGTACCAAACTTTACCTGGCATTGCCCAATCCACTTCTGGAGTTCTAGTAAAGATTATATCACTATCATGTAAGAATAACCTTTGGCCTATTAAGTCAGGATTAGCTTTCATGTGGTTACTCATTAGATTAAAGTAGATAGAAGGTATATAACTCTTATCTGCTCTAGTATCATTGTAAAAAAAGAACCTAACTGTATTATAATGATTTTGTAATTTTCTCCATTCTTCAGGAACTACATTATCATTTATTGCACAAAGGATGTCAATTTTATTAGGATTGACACCCTGTTTTTTAAAGTTATTTATAACTACTTCTACTTGCCAAGTGTAAAAACTTGAAGCAGGTTGTGCACATACATATCTCATATTATGCTGGACTTAAACACTCACATTGATCAAAGCTTACAACACTTGGACCTGTAAGAGAAGCAGAAGTCATGTCATCAAAACTATAGCAACTATTTACATTACCTGAACCTGTTATTTCTATAGTGTTCATTGAACTAAGAATTGCTCCTGGTGCCATACCTGCATTAATTAAAGAAGCTTCACTTACAACTACACTAGCTATACCAGTTCCTGAACAACGGAAAAAGCTGTAGTTATTTGCAGGAGGTGGAGTAGTAGTTGTTGTAGTAGTTGTAGTAGTGTTACCTATACAAACCATTTGAGTAGGATATGTCATTGCATTAACTGCAGAGCCATTATCTGAAATTACTCCTCCAGGTTGAACACAGATAGAACCCATAGTTCCTCCATAAGGAATATTAATTGTTTCTTGAGTACCCCATTCACAAGTCAAGAACACTACTGTGTGAGTAGTTCCTGGTGTAAGTGGAGGGTATATTTCTAATTCACTACAAGCAGCTGGGGCTTGTGTAGTAGTTGTTGTGGTAGGAGCCTCAGTTGTTGTGGTAGTACTAGTGGTTGTTGTGGTAGTTGTTGGTGCAACTGTAGTAGTAGTACTAGTTGTACTAGTACTAGTACTAGTGGTTCCTCCAGGACAAGCTAAGTTAATTGTTAGCCAATTGTTTAAGTTATCATAATTTGATAAATCAGTAATAACAACTGTGGCAGTACCACTCACAGGAGTTGCACTAACTACTTCATAAGGAAAACCATTTGTAGCAGTATAAACTCCAGGTAAAGATGTTAAAGCTGCATTATATGCAACATATTCAGTTGTCTCATTACAAGGTCCATATAATTCTAATACCATAGGAGCTACAGTAGTAGTGCTAGTAGTTGTTGTAGGAACTGTAGTTGTACTAGTGCTAGTTGTGGTGCTACTTGTAGTAGTAGTAGGTACAGTTGTTGTTGTGGTTGTAGGGGCAGTAGTAGTACTTGTTGATGTAGTAGTTGTACTAGTCCCTAATAAGTTAATAGGTAAGTTAATACTATTAGTACAAGTCCCTAAAGATCTTACTTGAATTATAGTAGTTCCTGCAGGTACTGAAACACTAGTGTAGCCAGCTACTAAAAGTGGTTTAGGAACCTGTATTTCAAAAGGAGTTGTATAACCATCTACATTAGAGTAAAGGCTAAAAGGTCCTGTTGAAGGTCCTGCTATTGGCAATGTTATTAAGACTATCATATCTTGTAAGTTTTAGATTCTTGGTTTAAAATATTTTATTTTCTTTTCAATCATTATGTTTTTAAGCTGTCCTTCAGAAGTATTAATAACCAAGTTAATATGGTTGTTTAAATCTTTTAAAGTCTGAAACTTAATGCCACTTATCATAGTGTGCTCTGGTAAAGTCTCTTCAATAAAAATATCTATATCATAGTCTTCTCTTTTTATGTGAGCTCTTTTTTTACTCACACTCATAGGAGATTTAGTATTCCAAAATTTTATTTCTCCAAACTCTTCTAAACCATCTAAACTATTAACAACTATATCTATGTCTCTAGGGTCTATTACCAGACCCAAATGCCACAAACATAAACTTCCTACAAAGACAACATCTTCTTTAGAAGCAGCAATCTTTTTAATTAACTCAACCATTTTTAACAGCCTCCTGTACCATTTGCAAAAGGCATTCCAAATAGTATTTCAGTTGCACAGAAAGTTGCATTAACATATCCATGAGCTTCTATAACTTGAGGCTGTCCTGCACAATCTATGTACTCTGCTTGATTATATTCTCCTGAAACACCAGGAGCATTTAAAGTATAACTAATACACTCTAAAGGAGGTTCCGTAGTTGTACTTGTACTTGTTGTAGTACTAGTACTTGTGGTTGGAGCAGTAGTGGTAGTAGTTGAAGTTGTTGAACTTGAGGTAGTAGTACTTGGAGCAGTAGTTGTGCTAGTGCTTGTGCTAGTTGTTGTACCTGTTACTTCCACTGCAGTACCATCTAAAGCACAAGGTGCTAAAGTAGTTGTAGTACTTGTAGTAGGTTGAGTTGTAGTACTACTTGTTGTTGTAGTACTGCTAGGAGGCACAGTTGTAGTTGTGCTACTAGGAGGTGTAGTTGTAGTAGTTGTACTACTAGTAGTCGTAGTACTTGTAGTACTAGGAGCAAGAGTAGTAGTGGTAGTAGTCATGAATAAAGGGTCTGTAGGTATAATACCTAACTTTCTCATACATGCTGCTATCTTATCAAACTTATATTTCTCTGTAACATAAGCTTTCTCTTCTGCATCTACAGCTAAAAATTTATCTTGATAGTAAAAAGCTAGGTAGTAAAAACTAATTAGTCTCAACATAGCCTCTTTTACTTCAGGATTTCCATACACTTTTTCATGTAATAAACCACATAGAACTGTTTCACTAAACACACAAAGAGAATCTTGAGTTATTTGATTCACATAGTCTTGGTAAACAGGGTAGTTTAAAGTATTAAAAGCTTGTGCTTTTAAAAGTGTCCCAAGGTAATCCTCACATTTATTACACTCCTCACATTCATCACACTTACTGCATCCACATACAATTCCTTCTACCATACTGATAAAGGACATAAGTAAGTGATTATAGTGTTTGATGATAAAAGGCATTCCTACTTGAGTACTAGACTCTAGATAAACAGAGTAATCTCCATCAACAGGAAAACTTAAAGTAGTTATCTGTCCAGGAACCATTACAGCTGTTTTTATCTCAGTAGTTGCTTCACAAGTTACTTTGCTAACATGGTAAGTCAGATTCACAGTACCTGTATTTTCAAGTGTATATGTATCTTTGTATTTTAAGTATGTGTAATTCAAGGCCATGGGAAAGTGTTTTAAGTGTCAAATATACAAAATAAAAAAAACATCTCTATAAAAATAGAGATGTTTTATCTAATAGCTTTATTTTAAGTTTCCTTATGCTATACCATCAGTAGCAGTAGAAGTCACTTCTGGCTCTACTACAGCAGCATTAGTACTAGCAGCAGCAGCATCATCAACTAAACTATCAAAACCTAAGCCTGATAAGAAAGAATTGAAAACTGTTGCAACAGCTTGTCTAGTTACTGTGTCAGCTTCTGGGATTGCAATTACAGTACTCAATACGTTACTGTATTCTTGCCACCCTGATTCAGAAGTTTGGTTATACTGAACAATAAATTGATCATAAGTAGTTCCTTTTACAGAAAGATAGTTGATATTTTCATACCCCATACCTGTTACTTGAGACAATTTGTAAGGTCCTGAACCTGCCCATCCTGATGCATGGTACTCTTTTTGTTGGATATTGATTCCACTACCTTCTTCAAATACTGGGTATTGATTTACAGTAGTTGCTCCTGAACATCCAAAACCTTCAATTAAAGAAACAATTAAAACTGTTTCTAACAATTTGTAGTAATGTAAGTTGATTGAGCAATAGTTACCAATAGCTAAAGGTTGACTTACTAATTGGAAATCAGCAAATACTTGATTAGCTTCTAAAGCTGTTTTGTTGAACACAATTAAAGCAGCAACATCAGCAGCAGTCATAACAGCACCAGCAGCGTAGTCTACAGAAGTTCCATGAGTAGCAGCTACTAAAGCTTGTCTTGCAACAGCTTGAGCTAAAACTAAATTAGCTTCATCAGCATTAATACTAGCTATAAATAACTGTGTTAATACGTTAGCATCTAATGAACCACATCCTCCAGCACAATCATCACAACAAGGAGTTGTAACCATATAAGCTTTGCTGAATTGGTTAAATCCTTGGATTCTGTTGATTTTTGCATTACGGAATTCAACTCTTACTCCATACTCAGTATCACACTCAGCTTTAAAACCACCAACAGTAACCTTCATAGGTCTACCTGCAGTATGAGGTTTAAAAGTTAAATCTGTAATACCTTTAGTTTGGATGAATTGACCAGCAGAAGTTCTGATATCTGTTAATACAGAACCATTACCAACACCAACAGCTAAAGTAATTGCTTTAGTTCCTGCAGGTACTGCAGTAGCATAAGCTAAACCTGTGCTAGCATCAAAAACTCCTAATTGCCCTGGCAATAAAGCATCTACAGTAGATCCTGTTGTAGCCAAAGCTTGATTACCTCTTGTAGGTAATACTTGAAAAACGTCATTGTTACGATTACTCATAATTTCTAGTTTTTTAATTAAACAATCTGATTAAAACCTAACTTACCAATTTTACTTTGTAAGTCTGAAGTTTGCACTTCACTTGCAGCAAGCATAACTGCTATATCCACAATTTCCCTATGGGTGTGGTCTGGGAGATCACAATTCACAGTACCTGTTAAGGTAACACCTGAAGGATGGTTATAAGTTCCTGCACCAAAATCTTGGGCATTATGCATATAAGCCATTTTGCGTATATAAGACAATTTTGCTTCATCTATTGTAAAGGTTCCATCTGTAAAACATTGGATACCTTGAGTTTCATAAACTCCATTAACTTCTCTCCATTCAAAAGAGCTGCTATAAAATTCACTCTCTTCAAAAAGTTCATTGTGTTCATTAATGGCAAGAACTCCTTCTTTTCCTTTACAATTTCCTTTTGATAATTTTACTCTGCATCTTACAAAATATAAGTAGTTTGCAGGTAGAGCAATTACATTATTTACTACAGGAGTCCAAGTGCCTCCAATAACAATACTTTTAATATCATCAATTATTCTTTGAGACATTTCAAAACCAAGGCCATTATTAACTTTAGGCTGTGCTACTCTTTTTACAAATAGTTCAGCTGCCTCATTTAATAACCAATCAATCTCAGGAACTAAAAGTCCTTTATTCTTTTGGCTATCTATCTTGTTAAACTTCTGTTTGAAGTCATAATGCATTTCCCTGGTTGTCATAACTCTTAGTTATTAATCTTAGACAATATTAACATTTTAATATCTTGATTCTCTTCTTTTGAAAGATACTCAGCAACTTCAATTTCATCAATACCTAATGGAGAATCCATGTGGAAAATTCTTTGACCTTCTTTTCTTAAGACTGATTTTTGAAGAGCTTCTAAAACAAGTGCATGTGCTGCAGTTTGTTTCTTATCCATATTCAAATATCTTAAAAATTCACTTGCATCTTTAGTAATGATTTTATCTAACTCTACAGCAACAAAGTCTGCAGATTGATTCTTCATATTTTTACCACCTAATACTAGTATTAATTGTACTTTTCTATCTAATGATAGTTTAGAAGCTTCAATAATAGCTGTGTTTTTTTGCTCTACTTTACTAGCCATTACTGATGCTTGTTCTGCTTCATCAAAAATAACATGAGTAGCTTCTGGCCACATACCTAAATCATATTCTGCCATTGAATTGGCAACATACTTACTTGCTTTCATTACTTTTACTTTAATAAAGTCTAAAGCATTGTCTGAGTCAAAGAACATAGTATTGTTCTCTAATTTAATAATTGCCATACCTGAATCCCAAAATGGGTGTGGTGCTTCAGAATTATAATTTGCTGACAAATCATAAGTAATTCCTTTCTTAGCTAAATCTTTAATATCCTGGTCTGATAGGCCTGTAGCATACTTCATTGTGCTACCATCTACCAAAGCCTGGATTTTTTTGGGTCTTGTGAAAGACTCCTGTCCTACTTTGTTGTGCCATCTTTTTGACTCAATAGGTCTTACTTCTACTTTAACTGATGCCATAATTTTTTCTTTTTAAATTATTGAACTTATTTTAGGAAACCTTTTTCCCTTTACCACCAAAAGCTCCTTGTTACAGGAGCTTTTTAGTAGTTATATAAGGATCTTAGTTACGAGATAAGATCAATTCTCCACATTTAGTGATGTCATGGATATGGATACCACATGATTTTTCAACGTGCATTTCATAGTAAGAACCAGAGTGTGCAGAAGAACCACCATTTTTAGGACCATAAGGACCATACATACCTTCAACATAAGTGAAAGCAAAACCATCTTTCTTGTTCATGATTTTGATGTTAGAGTTTTTAGATTCTCCTGAGAAGTCTAAGAATGTAATTCTTTGAGACTCAATTGGGAAACCTGTAACTTCATCAATTTCAAAGTTGATTTCTCTATCATCATAAAGAGGATTGTGAATCAACTCAAGAGAAGCACCATTTGCCATGTTGTATTTCACAAATTGGTAACCTGCTTCAAGTGCATTAGTGTGTACTGAACTAGCTACTTTATTAGTATATACTTCAACATTCTTAATGAAACCTGATTTGTTTTGCCAATCTTGGATAGCTCTATGGAATTGTAACATACCATACTCTCCTGTGAAACCTTTAATTTGACGACCTTGACCTGGCTTAACTCTAGAATAGAAAATATCTTGTAAGTACTCTTCAATTAACTTAGCAGTTAAGTGAGAATATCTATGTTGATGAGAATCTTCTAATTGCTCTTGAATTCCAGGACCCATTCTTACTGGTCTTCCATTAGCTCCTAATACAGTATCTGCAGATCTTGAATACCAATATCCACGTTCTACTTCTCTGTACCATTGTTGCCAATATTCAACTTCAGCATAACGCATCCATGAATTGTGGTAAGCACCTTTAGAATCAGGAATAGCTACAGCCAATACTTCAGTTGAAGCATAGTCAGTGATTCTGTATTCTTTACGATACTTAGACATTCTGTTTCTGAAAGCAAGTGGCAAACTGAATACAGTTGAACCTGATTGCTCAGCAGCTTCCTCATATTGAGAGAATAATTTACCCCATTGTTGTCCTGGTTTCAAATATTTCACAGGCATAAAAGCTTGTGGGTCATCTGAGTTCATTCTTACAGTATAAACTGTACCATCACCATGCTTAACACCTTGGTTTTGAATACGCACTTGGTATTTCTTGTTAGAAGTACCTGGCATAATAACATCCCCTGGTAAATACCAGTTTTCATCAAGTTTAATCTTGAAAGTTTTTTTGAATTTTCCAGGAGTCAAGTTGCTAGCAACTTCAACATTTTCTACAACAACTAGAGGTCTAGTGTTTGCACCTTTTAATTCCCATTCCCATTCTGTATTACCAATAGTTTCTTCTGTTTTAGAGTTACCCATTAACAAAGAAGACATTGGATTGTCAGAATAATAGTTTTGAGCCGAGAACAATTTGTCCATCTCCCCCATAATACGGTGTGGTTTAGCAATCAGAGCTGCTCCTAAATGAGATTGCTCAGTCATGTTGGCATTCCACTCCATCTCTTTTACGAGAAGCTTGCTTCCTAATGTAGCCATTTTGATTTAATTTAAAGTTAGTAATAATTGATTAATCCTCTAGCATATCCCAGAGGGCTTTTTTATTGGATTTGTGACCTCCACTTTCTGAATTTGATAATTCTTTTCTGTCTACTCTTTCAACAGCTTCTCTGACCCCTCTTGCAGCTTGAGATTGTTTCTTTCTCTCAATAGCACTAAAGTCAAAGTCTGTCTTTAATAGTTTAGCTAAAAGAACTATTTTGTCTTTGTCAGCCATAACCTTAAACAAATCTGCTTGCATTTCACTTACAAATCTACCATCCTGTAATTCTACATTAGGTTCAGAGATATAAGTTGGAAGACTAATTTTATCTTGCTTAGATAAAGGTAATCCATTTGTTTCTGCTAAGCCATTAATATGAGTAGTAATATTACTCTTATATTCTCTTGCTTGTTTTTTTCTTAAATCTGCAGTTTCTTTTTGTCTTTCAACTTGTCCTGCAGTTTCAGCTTCTTGTTCAGCTATAATCTTATTATAAGATTTTTTAGCTATACCTTCTAACTTTTCTTTTTCTTTTAAGAATTCAATTTGATCATCTATGTATTCTTGATCATAACCTTGATTTTTTAAATCTATAGTTACTGCAAGAACTTGAACATCTTCATTTGATATATCACTATTTTTAGTAATACCTGAAGTTGCATGTTGAACCATCTTTCCTAATAACTCTCCTACATTTCCTCCTTTAGAAGCAAACTTAATTAAGTCTTTAATATCTTGAGGAAGATCTTTTATTGTAGATTCTACTTCAGCTTCTAATGCTTTCTCCCAAGAGTCTTCAATTAAATTCTCAGCTTCTTCTTCAGTAAGTTCTTTTCCTTCTTCTACTTCATAATCAACAAGACCTTTCTCTTTTAAGAACTCAAGAGTCTGTTTATTATTTACATTAGTTGCAGGTTCTTTCTTACCTGCTGGTGCTCCTTTATCTTCTGAATCATTTTCATCAGTTTCTACTTTAGGTGCATCTTTTTCAAAAGACTTGAATTGATCATCAATTACTTCTTGATTTTCTTTTTCTTCTTTTTCTTTTGCAGCTTCTTGCTCTATTGTTACATCATCTTTAACAGCTGCTTCTATTACATCTACATCTAGATTTGTTTCTCCGAAGAAGTCATGTTGCTGTGATGTATCTTCCCAGCCTGCAAATTGGTCAATGGTTTTCTCTATTCCACTCATAATTGTGACAAATTTAAGTTTAATTATTTAATTAATTACATATTCAAAATGAAGTTATTATATTTAAACTATAATAGCCTTATTTTATTTTCCTGCTCCCTTTTGAGCAATTTCTTTAGATTTTAGTCTATTTTTTTCTTTGTCATTCTCTATAGTATGACTAATCATTCTAGATTCATTAGCTACCTGTGCTCTTTTTATTTCAGCATCAACACCATGTTTAGCTACTTCTAGAACATCAGGAATACCATCATTGTCTTGATCTTTGTTTACATCAAATCCCATAGATAGCATAGCTTGTTGTTGAATAACAGTTTTTCTTCTTTCTTCTTCTTTAAGAACAATCATATCAGCTTCATGGCTCCACATTTCTTTTTCATGTTCTTGTTGTTTAGCAGCCATATCAGCTTTAGCTTTTTCTTGAGCTTGAGCATTAGCTTGATCTCTTTTACCTCTAAGTTCTTCAGATACAAGTAAAGCTTCTTCAGCTTCTTGAATACTGTCTTGTTTGATAACTTTAAGAACATCAGATAATTCAATTTTTTGGTTCTGCATAGCAGCATGTGCCAACTGTTGAATAGTCTGTTTAATTTCTTCAGACATAGAAGAGTCTTCCATAAATAAACCTAGTGTGCTTTCATCTAATAAGTTGATATCCATCTGTAACATTTCTACAGACATATCATCTAATATGTAAGCTATACTCTTCTTATCAGAACTAGCATATGCTACCTTAGCTAAATCAATAAGACCTTGAAGTACATTTCTTTTAATACAGTTATGTAAGTCAAAATAAGGTTCTAGCATGTGAGAAGTTTGTACAAGATTCTGTTGGTTATTTCCAACTCTCTCAGACACAGAAGTCTGCCCTAATACAGGGTCAGTAATACCTACAGACTTACCACATTTTTGTTCTAAGTAATCAGCAAGTTGAACATACTTCTGAATATCAGATGCCAAAGATAAGTCTAAAGTCTTAGCAATAGTATTTACATCAGATTGATTCATACCTTCTTCATCAGGATTGTACCACATGAAAGGAGTAGATTCAAAGAAGTACTGCCATTTTTTAAGGTCAATTCCAGAGTCAGTTGGAATAGCATTAATGTTCATTAAAATTTTCTTACCTTTATCTGAAGCTAAAAGAAGTTCTAATCTGTACATTACTATATTATAGTAGTACTGATATACTTTCATTCTGTCCATTACAGAAGTAGGTTGAGAGTTAACATTATCATAGATAGCTCCATAATAAGGTAAGTTACACTTATAGATATTATCCATATCTTTAAATTGTCCTGGGATAGGTCTCATTTCTTTATAGATATCCATACCAATTTTGTATCCTTCATATACTTCAGGAATCCACTCCCACTTGATTTTTACATCTCCATTATCTTTGTTTAATTTGTAGCTTTCATCTACCATAAACTTAGTTTGAAGAACACCATCTTGGTCAATATAATCTAACCAACCTATTTTTCTTAGTCCTTTAAATACACAGTGTAATACTCTTACCGCATTCTTGTCTTCGTGAGTAAGATACTCATCAAAATTAAACAAATCATCATGTATTCTTTGAGTAACTTGGTGACCATAATTTTTCCAAAGAGTGTCAATTTCTTTGTCAGTAAGTTCAAAAGTCTGAACTATCTGAGATGGGTGCATTCTATATTCAGCTGCAGCCCATTCACCTTGTTCAATATAATCTAGGTCTGATGACTTATCACAAGAAAATCTAACAGGGTTTACAACTTTCATTGCAGGTTCTCCATTGATTATTCCTAACCAATAAACTTCATAAGCTGAGATTAAACCATGTTTCCAACCATTGTTAAATTTCTTTTTAGCATCTAATTTTTTAATAAGGTAGTTTAGAATTTGTTGTCCTTGAACTTCAGCAGGGTCTCTATGGTCCCTTCTCATGTAAGCTCTTACTTTATCTGGAGTAGCTGCCTCAATATCAGCAGCCATCTTTTCTTGTAGTTGTTGATTCTCTTGTTCAGTTAATTTTCTCCCTTTGATTTGAGCTTGGTATTCAGCTTCTTTTTGTTGTTGAATAGGAGCCATAATAGAGTTAACTACAAAGTCTGTAATTCTCTTAGTCTCTTCTTCTACTTTCCTATTTGAAGCTTCTTTGTTAGTTGCAATTACTCTATACCCAAAAGGTCTTTTCATTTCCATACCAATTAGAGCTTTTACTCTATAAGAACAAATATCTCTATTTGCCATTTGAGCTGGCATCTCTCCTTGGTCAGCACCATAAGGACTAGCCACATAAGCAAAGTCTGAAAGATCTATGATGTTGTTAAACAAGTCATAGTTAACTCTCATTCTTTTATACTCATTTACCCCTCCATATCCAATAGATAAGAAGTTGGCTTTAGTATCATACATGTCAATCTTTTCTCTGTACCAAAGGAAGTCTTGAGACTCCTTTTCTTTTCTACTGAGTCTTTCAGTAGAATATGACTTAGGTTGTGTAACTGGTTGATTCATTTGCTTAAAGGATAAGTATCTACAAAAGTAATAATTATTTTAATGATTGTAATGCATTTCTACCATTATTTTTCATATAGGCAGTATTCATCATTTCTAAAAGTTGTTTTGCTTTAGCATTTCCTTTGCTTTTAGGTTGATATTCCTTACCATGTAAATCTTCTTGGTCTTGAAACATAACCTGCATAAGAGCCATGACCCTATCAAAGTTTCCTTTTCTGTTATACCCAATCAATTCTTCCAACAATCCAATAGAATAAATTTGGTCTAAAGCTCTAATAGGCATACCATCATCATCAAAATCTAGTGGTTCTAATAACCAAGATTTGATATATTTTTCACCTGCATCTTTAAGCTGGTCAATCATGTGGCAACCATATACTCTATTTACTTTAGAGTTTTTTACATTCTTCTTAATAACCTCATCAGGTTGATAAGCTAAGTAATGTAATTGTTTTCTTCTTCTGAAGTAATCCTTAACATGTGTTACCTCATTCTCATGCATTATAGTAGTGTTGTATAGTTCAGCAAATAATCTACAAATATAGTTTACATCATCTGCTTCTCCTGGTCTACCTACATATTCTGCAACAATAATTCTTTTAGTTCTGTCTCCTATAATAACACTTTTATAAACATAGACTGCTGCAAGAGAGGTTCCTTTATCTTGTCTATAAGGGTCATACCCTATTTTAAAAGCCCCTCTCATAGGTACTTCAGGTGGGTATTCATATATAACAGGACATCCTTCTAAAGAAGTATTGTCAGGCTTTTGTCTATAAATTACATTAGCAGTACCATCTAATATAGGTTCTGCTTTAACTTTCTTAGAGTCATAGTCATAATATAACTTAACTGGTGTCCCCATAATCATGTGGAGATTCTTAGCTTTTACTATTTCTAACTGTCTTTTTAATTCAAGGACAGGAAAGTTATTTACACTAATCATACCAAAAGCTTCAAAAGGACCTAAAGGTTTTTCTTGCATCCTTCTTTGAATATCAGCAGATGTAGCTCCATTATCAAGCAAGAGTTTTCTTTGAGCTAACTCTAATGCTTTAGCACCTACAGTATCAGAGTTACCTTGTTCATCATAGTAACCCTCCATATTCCAAGTAATAGGGTGGAAGAATCCACACTTCATATCCTCAGACTCTTCATCCCAAATATTTTGAAAAGGTAGTAAACCAAATCTTAAAGGGTTTGAATGCATTTCAGAATAATCTGCAGTACCTCCTTCCATATCTCCTGATGTACCAAACACAGTAATCATTCCTGTTTTAATTGCCCCTGCCATTACACAGTCTTGAGAAGCTGCATAAGAATCTTTAAGTAATCCAGGAGTACCAAAAGCTCCAGATTCTTCAAAAATTAAATCTCTAGCATCTTTTCCCCTAGCAGCATCTGGATTATCTTTAAAAGTAATTGCCATGATTTCAGATAGAAAACCTGTTTCAATCTTAACTCCATTTCTATATTCAATAGTAGAAGCCTTAACGTGGTCCATTTTATCTACAACATCTTTAGGATATACCCAAGCTGTATTAGCATTAATAAAGTTAAGGTAGTTAGAAGCCATAGTATAAATACCTTTAGGATAAAGGAACCTTTTTTCATAAGCACCAAAGATAGTAAGAGCTTTAGGATAACATAAATAATTTTTAACAGCAATAGCTGCATTCTTATAAGAGTATCCCTTTCTTCTAGACTTACCTACAATAAGATTATAACCTCCATTTAAATAGTCTATTTCAATCTTAACCTCAAGTTGAAGTCCTTTAAATAGTTCTTCTAAAGCTTTCTTTTGTGCTTCAGCTTCAGGCATTGTCTTAGCATGTATTCTACAAGTTTCATCAAACTCTGTTTGAATTCCTAAGCCATCTACTATTCCATTAAAGGCAATTTCTCTTGACCAAAAATAGTTATAATCTCCATCCCAGAAATCTGGAAAATCTGTAACTTTAGCTGACTTCTTTGCATTCATATCCTCTACTTTAAGGATAGGGCAGAAGTTTAAATAAAAATAATGGTCTCCAGTAATTTTTACACCCCCTGAAGAATACCCATTAATAATTCTACTTCTTTGTTCTTGCCAATAAGAAAACCAATCAGGAGAACCCCAAGGATCTAAACAGTAAGCATTATACTTCTGAAATTTCCTGGCCTCTTCTCTGAACACTTCTGTGTTTATCCAAATCCCATCAGGATTTCTTATTGAATTTAATTGACTCATTTATTTTAAACTATTTGGGTCTGCAAATGGACTTACTATTTTTTGTCCTTTCTTTTTAACTTCCTCAAAGATCTCATTATCAACTTTTTCTCTAAGAGTATTTAGATTTTCTAGTACTCTAGAAGTATCATTAAGAGCTGAGGTAATGTCTTTAGGTTTAAAGATTGGTGCTCCTGTTCTAAGATTTACATCATTCATGCTAAACCCAATAAAGAATTGTTGCATCTTTTCAGCTGCAGATTTAGCAGCCATATAATAATTATAAGTCACTGAAGCTTCAGCCTGAAACTCTTTTAATTTTGCAATTCCTGCAATTAAAAGTCTATCTTGGGAATCCCACTCAGCTCTTGTAATTATGTCTTTAATAATTTTATCTGCTCTTTGATCTTCAGAATAACCTGAATAAGGGTTACTCTTTTGAATAGAGGCCATGAACTCAATATAAGAAAGGTCTTCTATAGCATATCTTTTGTCTTTAGATTCATCCCTCTCCCAAATATCCCGAAATGGGAACATAAGTAGAGCTTCTGTTGAAGGAGAGACTACTTTGCTCTCTACTGTAAATAATAAACTCATGTTATTGGTATTTGTGAATATCTGTTTCTTTGATTCTTTTTGAAATGATTAGCCCATGTGTGTGATACTCAGGTAATCCAATTACATTAACTCCCACTTGAAAATCAATAAAAACAGTGGTAATGTATAATCTAAACCATTTTGCCATTTTCTTTCTCTTTAAATTTTAAGTAAACTCTGGTAATCTGCTGCACTACCCAGCCTAAAAGATAGGCATGTGGTTCATCATTATTCACATCTACTGTGGCTCCCATACTTTTAAAAAGCTGATTACATAAGTGATCTGCTTCATGAGCAATAGTATCTGCTAATTCACACTCAATTTCTATCCCTTTAAAAATTGATCTGTGCTTACCTAAGTTAATAACAATCATGTGATGTTGACCTCTCATTTGAGACATACCTAACACATTGTCATCTTCATCTAGGTTTTGCTTGTATTTCTTATTGATTGCAGGATAATCTTCACTAAAATTACCTGTAATAATAATATGTAGTAGTCTTCCATAAGGATTGACATCTACAGCTTTAGTTAGCATCATGCTTTGAATATTGCAATTGATCTGTTTAACCAACCTTTTAAGAATTTACCTAAAGCTCTGTTTACTCTTACTAAATTATTGTAAGCTGTGTTTCTTGCATTGTAAAGACATTCCTCTGTTACATACTGCATTTTCTCCCTAGTTGCAGGCCCAATAATTCCATCATCTGGTACCTTAGCACATCTTTGCATTAATTTGATTGCTCTAGCATTACCCATGTTATAGGCTGTATCAAAATACATTAACCTAGCCTCAAGAGGAAGGATAAAAGCATTGATTGCTCTATAGTATTTAGTGTAAGCTATAGCTGCAGCTTCTTCATAAGTAGTGTCTTTAAAATCATCAAAGTTTTTAAAGAGTTCTTTATTATGATTATAGGCAATACCCCAAAGAGTCCAACCTCCTGAATCTCCAGCTACATTATGTAAGCTACCTCCTGCTTTAGGATTCTTTACCCCTTCCCAAACTAGTGTTCTATTAAAGATGTGTTCTTTGAAATATTCAAATTCTTTTTCTACTGTTGGGTTAGCTTTGGCTAATCTTAAGTAGTCTCCTATGGTAAGTTTATTTGCCATTATCTGATTCTTGTTGCGTTAATAATAAGGACATCAGCTGTATCATCTTCATAAGTGATATCAATTCTTTTTGTAGTTGCTTGAGGACCTTCTACTTGAGGAGGAATTACTCCGTTACTATAAGTAATTACTAGTTCTTTTGTTTCTTCCTTATACTCTGTAGCAGTACAACCACAGTAAGGTTCTATACTTTTAATTGTAGGTATTGTGTCAGTTGCTTGAAAAACAATTCTCTTAGCAGAACCTGCTTTTATAATTCCTAAATTTACAGTTGGGTTTATCCAGTGACTCATTATCTTGTTTTTTTATGTGTTATTCTTAATTCAAATTCTCTAGATTTATAAAAGTTTAAGTATCTAAACTCAATATCATACTCTCTTTTATAAAGAATCCAGTCAAGTGCATCTAACATAATAGGATAGCAGATTCCTCCGCAAGTCTTGTTTGCCATTTGTAATGCTGGAGTAGAACATCCACACTCTACACATTCTCCATTAGAATAGCACTGTTTGTTCATTACAAATAACCTGTAGTTGATTTGCTCAAATATGTGCAAGGGTAATAACCAATTAAATCTTTTACTGTAAAAAAGTTTGTGTCTTACATTACCTTGAATGTATGCTACAATGTTACTAAAGTTTACTTTTGCTTTCATCTTCTTTTCTTTTAAGTGCTGATTCTAGTTGTTCTTTCTTTCTGAAATAGTTAGCTGGATTTATTCTTTGCTCTTTAAACATCTTACTATAAACTTTCAAGTAATAAGAAAGTCTTTTAGGATAGACTACAAAAGTACCAAAAAATTGCAATCTAATTGTTAAGAATTGTCCTGATTCGATACCTTTTCTAACTTCTACAAATGGAGCACTACAAATTTGATTACATTGTTCTTTTGTAAGGCCAGGGTATTTGTCTTTGATAGACTCGTAATACTCTTCAATTAAATCAGGATGTAGTAACTTCATTACTCTTTAACTATTTTGAATTGATAAAACTGTTGTTTTTCTTCAGGTAGTAATATAGATGCGATTTGTATAAGTCCACCTAATTCTTCTCTAATTGCACCTTTACTCTTAAGAGCAGAAAGGTGATTACTTAGGCCGCCATCTGATATTGATAGCATTTTCTTTACTTCCTTTCTAAACGTAGTTCCAAATCTATCTTTCTCAGCAAGGTCTCCTTTAAATGACATGAATGTACCAAGAACTTCTCTTTCTTTTGGAGTCAATTCAATAGGTAAAAAAGGGTTGATAATGCTTAAGTGATAGATATAATATTGAGCATCCTTTAGCCCAACAATACCTTTTTGTATTATCTTCATACTTTAGTTTTTATGGACAACATTGTGTATAGTCGAAGTTCAATACGGCATCTCCTCCTGGAGGTGGGCCATAAGACAAATCAGCTATTACACAAGGGGCACTTAAATTTGTCCCTGTTAATAAATAGTTTCTAATTCCAACGGTTCCTTGATTTCCTGCTCCATTATCTTGAGTGTTTCTCATCTCTATAGTATTGCTTGTTTGCAATAAACTAGGGTTAAAGAAGTAATTTACCATCCCTGGCAATGGACACGCAAAATCAGATGAAGTAAGGGTTAATGCAGGGTTAGTACTAGCAATAAATACAGACCCAACTTTAGCATCTTGACTCAAATCTACAGCCCCTATATAAGTATTGTTTAAGAAGATATCAAAGTTATCATCTGTAACGCTGTTCTCATTACAAATCTGGAATACAACTACTCTATCTGGGCAACTAGGTACTATAGTCTCACATGTTTCAATACCTACTTCAAGATCTTCAATGATAAATTCTACTACAGAGCCTATAGGAATTCTATTCCCTTCTTCATCTAGCAGCTTTACTCTATGATCTCCCTCTCCTGGATACATAACCTCAGCTTCTTTAGTCCATACATCTAGTAAGTCTTTCATATCTTGTTCGGGTACACATAAAGGGTCTGTTCCTTCTGCTACCCAGTTTACTACCTGTGTCCCATACTTCTTAGAAATATGCAACTTTCTTAAATAGTCTCCTGTCAACACCATATAGGTAGGAACAGAAGGACCATCTATCTCAGGTCTAAAACTAACTGTAGTATTTATTTCAGCCATAACTTATTATTTAATGTTCTTTAGTCTAGTTGTTTCATTAATCTGATCATTGTCAATTACATCTTGTTTAGTCAAGACTCCTAGCATCAGATATCTATGAACCATAGCATGAATCCCATGAATGGTCTTAGCTTCACTCTCTCCTGAGTACTCCATAGGTATCAAATGATATTGTCCATCATATCTCTTCCTTACTAAAGTATTGAAGAATACCTTACCCTCTCTTTCTTCTCTCCTAACAGTAGGATACAAAGGATAAATACTTTTTAACCCTTCAGGGGTTTCAAGTTTAAGCTCTGCCTTTCTCTTCTTAATAGCTCCTATAGGAAAAGGATTATTTGACATATTGTTCAGATTAATATTTAGCAAAGTTAAGAATTAAATTTAACTATCAACCTACAAGTTTAAAATTTTTTTTAAAAATCAATCTGTGAGTTCAAAAAATTTTTAAAATTTATGGATGTGTGATCTTCCCTAGTTCAAAACCCCCACTGATATTTAGGATTACAAGGCCCCCCTGGGTGAAATCTAAAGCAGTTATTTTCCTGGCCTATATTATTATAGAAAAGGGAAGCAAGTCTACAGGTCTAGGTCTGTTCTGACTTGGAGGCTACTGAAAGTTTCTTTGTCTTGTTGTTCTTGTCTGTGTCCTGCTGGGCTCAGGCTTGGGTGTCTACTGTCTTGTGTTAGTATATATAATGTAATGTTATATGTATCAAAACAATAGGCTTATGACTTGATGCTTACGCATCAAAACCCTCACTGATTATGAGTATTAATTCTAACCGTCTAATTGCAAGGACATTAAACACTTGCTCAACAAACATCATGGCAACAATTGCTGAAATCAAAGGTCAATTAGGTTACGCAGTATTAAACTTAAATACTGCTCTTGACAAAGACAATCAACCTACAGAGTGGATGAGACATTGGGACAATACCAATAGAATAGCTGTATCTTTACACAAAGACACATTGGCTAAAATCCAATCTAATCCTTCAATGCCTAATCTTGCTACACAGCTAGAGACAAAGACTGGGGCTCAAGGAGACTATACAGCTGTGAGAATAGTTGCTGTAGCTGAAGCTGAAGTTAGCTTGTAACAATCTTAACACCAATAGAGAAATCTATTGGTGTTATTTTTTTACCTTTACCTAATCTTAAAACCCTCACATATTACTAGTATTAACCTATTAAATCTAACAACATGCAAGACATGATAAATGATAGCTACTCTGATATCCTAATAGATATTATAGCTACAGCACAAGAAGAGCTTTATTAGCTCTTCTTTTTTTTTAACCCTTACAGTGAAGTAGAGCATCTTGACCTCTGTTTATTTTTCAAAACCCTAGGTGAAGTAGAGAAAGAAATGGTTGAGAAGTTGGTCATGTCTCTCTTAATATAAATCCCCAGCTCAAAACCCTCACTTATTTGGAGTATTAATCCTTTAAAATAGATAGGACATGGCAAATTTAGCTGAAATTAAAAGAGAATTAGGTGTTGAAGTTATTAACTTGAATACAGTGGTTACAGAAAGTGGTGATAAAACACCTTGGTTAAAACATTGGGATAATGCCAACAGAGTGGCAATACTTGTTCACAAAGATACATTAGCTTTAATTACAGCTGATAAGTCAATTAGCACATTAGGTTTGAATACTCAAACTAAACAAGGAGCTCAAGGTGATTATGTTGCCAAGACCATTGTAATCTACAATCCAGCAGAGATAACTTTATAATTATCTCTGTTTTATTTGCAAATAAAGGTGTGTGAGAAAACATATACACCTTTATTTGCTCTTTTTTAATAACCCAACATTTAGATTTATATATTATAATAGCTTTATCTTAATTTAACCCTTAAATCTAACAGTACTATGATAACAGTATTTGACAATAACTCTGAACTAGCTTTAGATAACAAACAAGCTAAATTTCCTCATTTTTGTACTGTTCTTTACAATACAACTATATCTATAAATAACATCTTAGAAGTTGTTACTTGGGAAGCTTTTGTTTGTAACAATGCTAATGAAAATGGTGTAGACATTTATAATCTATTACCTATTGCTCTTAAATGCTCTAAAGGCATTATAAAAGCACATAAATCAGATGTAGAAAAAGCTTTTATAGAAGCTATTCTTCAGTCAATCTATAAAGACAGATATGTAGTTATAGAAGAAAGCAGGTTAAAACTAGGTAGTCTATAACAATATAACTACCTATTTAAAATATACAAGAGAGTAATTCATTACCATATAACCTGTCAATGGCTCTATATGGTAATTAGCTCTCAACATCAGTTAATCAATTAAATCCAACATTATGAAAACAAATTATTACCCTTTATTAGCTATCTTAATTGCATTTTTAATAAGCCTAAACATATACATGTATTTAGATACTAAAGAACAATTAGAGATATCTGAAGAACATCCTCCAGTATTTATCTGGAATGATGACCTTGAGTCTATGCCAGTAGATGGCACACCAGTTATGTTACAATACACTGAAGGAGATACCATTTATCTAGGTGCAATAGAATAGCCTTATAAATAGCCTTATTTTAAATTTAAACTAATGGAGATGAAGAATGCACCTAAGTTAACAAGGTACACAAAAGCAAGCTGTCACATATACAGGGAGCCATTAGTTTATTTAACCCAATTATTAATCCCAATCATTTAATCCAACACAATGAAAAAATCAAAAACATTATCAGAAGAATCAAGACAAACTATGTGGGAGATATGGTTTGTAGCTTCAGCAATCATTTTTTTAGCTTATTTCTTTGTAGGCACATTAGAAGGAAGTAGAGACTTCTTACCTAATTGGCTACCATTTATGCTATTATCATGTGTAAACCTAATCATTTGCATCTATAAAGGATGTGTAACCCCTAAACAATAACATCATGAAAGAACAATTAAGATCTTTTGCTATATACTCTGTATATACCATCTACATTGTACTATTAGTATCAATGCTAACAATCTGTAAGTAATAACAAAGAATCCTCTAGCCATAAGACTAGAGGATTACTTTTTATACTACAAAGAAAGAAAGTACCAAAGAAAGAAACTCAGAACTATATCCAAAGCCACCTGAAGGTGATTCTGAATTTATTCCTGTCCATGCTATGGACTGAGAAACTCAGAGAGGCAAAGTTATAGGAAATAAATTTAACAATCAAGTTATTTTAACTCCTAAGTAATAAAGTTATTAACAACTTAATCCACAATTATATGGCAACAGTATTTGACCACAGTAAGAAGTCCTTTGTAGATGCATTAGGCTTTGACCCTAAAGACATTGCAGAGATGAATAGTAAACTTGCTGATATAAGTAAGGTTATGTTATTAGAGCAACCAGAGCAAAGCGAGTTGTGTCAAAAGATAGCTGAAACATTTAGTTATAATGAGTTATTATTATTAACTACATTGTATGTTGTAGATAAGACAGCTCAAATAATAGAGGAGAATCCTATATTAGTAAAAATATTATTACTTGAGAAGATGTTAAGAGGAGATGACTAGTTTATCTCCTTTTTTTTGTTTTTTAACCTCCTCTCAAAACCCTCACTAATTTGTAGCAGTAATACAATACTCATTTTGTATGTACTACTATAAATTAACATTACGGAGTTTAATTTAAATCCAATACTAAGGTATTAGAGGGCTAGAGATAGTCCTCAATACCAATTGTCCAATCAAATACATAATATTATGAAGAAGTTTTTAAATCAATGGAGAACACAATTATCTTTATTACTAAATCCTGTACCTGAAGTACAAGGAGAATATGTAAACAAAGTTGTTTATCTTTTAAGAAGAGATTTTGAATCTCAAGCACAAAATGAAATTCTTTTAGCAATTGCTACTAAACTATCAGCCTTGAGAGATCAAGACATGAGAGAAATGGAAAAAGAATATGAAACCTTGCAAAAGAATAACACTATTCTTAAGCATAGGCTAGCATTAAGTTAAATTTAGGTTGGATTAAATTTAACGATGAGATTGAAAAGGGAGTAAAACTTCTATGGAAGTATCCCTTTCATTCTTATTTATCCAACTGTTAAATTATTGGGCCCGACTTGGCTTTGATTAGGTATGTTATGGATTAGAAATCAGCCAGAGAGATAACTGTAAACTAAGGTGAATCAAGTAATTGGAAACACAAACAACAGTGTAGTATCTTTAGAAGACAACGCACAAATAGCAGCTAATATGAATGTAGTAGATAGCATCTTAAATGGTGTTATTAACTTATTCTCTTCAAGAGAAGAATTGGCGATGGTTGCCTAACCAAAAATAGGTAGATTAATACTCAGTTTGCTAGGATAGAAAACTAGATGGTGGAGGTCTTCTTAACAGTAGACCCTATTCTTGTACCTAACAGAATTAAAAGATAAATAGGAGAACTAAGCTGTATACATTTCTAATTACTGAAGTATTTAAGACCTGGGTTCAATTCCCAGCGGGTCCACTACAAACATTGTCAACAGAGTTCTCAATCCCATTGCATCCTAAAACAATACAGCTCTTGAGCTCAAATATTGTAAGTGATCTGGTCATAGACAAGTGTAGCACAGAGGTTTGGGTCAGAATAATAGAAAGTGTTTGGCATTGCCATGATCTTTAAGAAAACTTTTCTGACTTTTTAATTAACCAAAGGTAAAATATAGATAAAAATCAAATCATTAATCTGAGAGTGGAATAGGTTATTACCTTTACTATGAAACAATTAGAAAACAAAATCAAATTATTATGAACACAATTGCAAGCACACAAGAACAAGGAAAAAGAACTGAAATCTCTAAAGGAGGTTTAGAAATTTCTAGAGTACATGCTACTCAATGGCAAAAAGAGGGAACTCTAACTGCTGAAATTAAACAGACTGTGACTACAAAGTCATTTTACCCATCAAAGTCTGTAAGTAACAACTTTCAAGATAACCCATTCAGTACATCTGAGTTTGGTTTCTCTGAAAAAGAATTTGTATCTGACTCTAAAAGAGTAGTATGGGTTGATGTACCAATGGAATCTACAGTTGAATCTGTAATTGCTAAATTGGCTGCATTACCTGAAGCTACTGTTTACAGAATCTATGCAAACAAACCAATTATCTCTGACAATCAAGCTTATGCAATCAATGCAGGTTTGACTACAATGGATGCAATTGCTGATAAGCAAGCAATCCGTTATGGAGAAGGAGATGCTCAAGCAGGTAAATTGATCTTGAAAAATGGTAAACCACAGTACAAAGCAGATTTCTTTAAATCTACTGCTACTGCTGACCAAGATTTAAGAACTGAAGATCCTGCAGACTTCTATGCTTCTGCTTCTATGAATGCAGAATTAGCTGGAGTTATGAATTCAGTATCTGTAGGACAAGAAGTTCTATAGTATTATTAACTTAAAGATAAAGTGAGACTTACCCCTCACTTTATCTTTTTTTTACCATTAGTAGATAAATGAGTAGTTTAACAACCCATCAGAGAGAAAAGTTCAATGAAGTTATAGAACTCATTGATGCTAGAGAAGACAGAATTCTCTTAAAAGGTTCTGCAGGAGTAGGGAAAACTTGGCTAGTACACACAATAGTCAAACACCTTACTACAAAAACAAAAGCTAAAAGAATTATGTGTTCAGCTCCTACACATAAAGCATTATCTGTAATCAGAACCAAAGTACAAGTTGATGAAGTTAAATTCACTACAATACACAGTGCTTTGCATTATAGGAGTATTACAGATAAAAGAACAGGAGAGAGGATATTTAGGTCAAGTCCTAATCCTAATTGGCCACCACTAAACAATATTGATTATTGGGTTATTGATGAAGCTTCAATGGTAGATTCTGAAATGGTTAAAACCATAGAGGAATGTGCTGCAGCTCAGAATACCACAGTAATATTTGTGGGTGATGGCAAGCAAATCAATCCTGTAGGAGAAGATGATAGCCCTATATTTCATCAAGATTATGCAGAGGTAGAGCTTACTGAAATCATTAGACAAGGTAATGGCAATCCTATCATTACTCTTAGTAGAAATCTACCTAATATTTGGGAGAGAAAATCCAATTTGTTAGCAGGGCCTGAAGGTCAAGATATTGGATATCTTTATACTCAAAACTTAGCAAAGATTATTGAAGAGTTAGCCAAAGTCAATGGAACTGATGAGTTTAAATATCTTGCTTGGACTAATAAGGAAGTTGATAAGATTAATGCTTTAGTAAGACAGAGAATATATGGAGATTATCCAGCTAAAATAGAGCTTGGAGAAACTATTGTGTTTGATGCCCCTTATAATAAGTATAATACCAATGAGACTGTAAAAGTAGAAGAGCTACATAAGTTTACAAAGACTATGGAAGTTTTATTGAGTAGTACTCACAAAGAAAAGATAACTGAAGAAGCTAAATTTGTAGTTTATTCTATTAACAAAGATATCTTAGTATTAGATGACTCTTCTCTTGCTCTGTTTAAAAGGTATGCTGCAATAATGAATAAAAATTGTAAGCAAAACTTATTAACATTTGAACAAAGAAATAGTTTTTTAAATATCTTTGCAAGCTTTAAATACAATCATGCACTTACAATCCACAAAAGTCAAGGTAGTACCTATGAAACTACTGTTCTAAATGTCAAAGACATAAGTTTTAATCAGAATGAAAAAGAAAAACAAAGGTTGTTCTATACAGGAATAACCAGAGCTAGTGATTTATTAATTTTATACAATGTTTAATTATGAACAAGAAATTGTTAACTCCTTTTATGGGGTATTTTGAAAAAGTGTCTACTCCTGAAGCTATTGTTGTTGAAGGTAGACCAACAAAGAAAAGAGCTGTAGTCACTATTACCACAGAAGATGGTCAAAAAGCTTTCTTTGAGATTAGAGATGTGATGATTTCAAGAATTGATAAACTAGGTATTAGACCTGGAGATCAAGTTGAAATTGGTTTTGTGTTTATAGGCTCTGAAAAGAATGGAAGAACTTATAACAATTTGTTTATCAATGAGATAGACTATGTTAAATAAACTAAACTCTCAACAGCTTAGTGATGTAGTAATAGAAAGTCTTTCTCTTTCAGTAGCTCTCCTTGATAGGTTTGAAACAATGAAAGAAAATGGACTATTGGTACAAAAAGCCAAACAATCTTTAAATATTGTATTACCTCACTTAGAGGAGTATGTATCTAAACTTATCATTCCAAAAGAAATTGATGAGGAAGATCATATGAAAAAAGGAGCCACAGTAGTTTCTGAATTGTGTTTAAGAATTGAAAATGCACTTCAAGGAACTAATGTATTAGATATTTCTTCAAGAAAAGAGATACTAAAAGAAATTGTACAAAAAACAGTATTGTTCCCTTCACAAAAGGATGAATTATATGAATCTATAAGAGACTCAGGAATATTAGACTACTAACTTATGAGATATACTATCTTTGATATAGAGACTGATGGTTTACTGGAAACTCTTACTACTTTTCACTGTCTTGTAGCCCACACTTATGAAGGTAATCAATTATTAGGAGAAACTGTTGTCACTAATACTTGGGAGCTAGTAAACTTCTTATCTAATCAAGATGTTCTTATAGGACATAATGTTGTTAGGTATGATTTCCCTGCTATTAAAAAGCTCACAGGATATGTGCATACAGGGGCTATAATTGATACTTTAGCTCTTTCTTGGTATTTATACCCTGAAAGAAAAGAGCATGGGTTAGAGTCTTGGGGACAAACTGTAGGAGTAGCTAAACCACACATTGCTGATTGGGAAAATTTAGCAACAGAAGATTATGTGCACAGATGCTCTTCAGATGTGGTAATCAACTCTATTATATTTGGTAAATTCATTAGTTATCTTAAAGATATCTATGCTGAAGAACCTATAGAAAGGATAATGTATTACCTCACTTGGAAATTAGATTGTGCTGCAGAACAGGAGCAATACCCATTGACAATTGACAGAGAATACTGTAAAAGAACTCTTAAAACTTTGAATGAACTTGTAGAAGAAAGAAAACTAGCCTTGATAGCAGCAATGCCAAAGCAAGTTAAGTATCTTATCAAGACTAAACCAAGTAAGATGTTTACAGTAAAAGAAGAATTAACTAAAGCTGGTGTAGCCTGGTTAGAATTACTTTCTGAACACAATTTGGAAGCTGATTATGAAGGAGAAATCTCTATAGTTAAATCTATAGAAGAACCTAATCCTACTTCAATATCTCAGCTTAAAGATTGGCTATTCAATTTGGGTTGGAAACCAACTGTATTTAAACATGTTCCTAATAAGGCAGGAGAAATCAGAGCAATACCTCAACTACAGGACAATGACAAAAGATTATGTGCAAACATTATTCTATTGGCAGAGACTCACCCTGTTCTTGAAAACCTTAAAGGTCTATTTATGCTACAGCATAGAGTAGGTGTGCTAGAAGGATTTCTTGAGTGTTCTAATGAGCAAGGTAAGATGGCATCTCAAGTTGCAGGATTTACTAATACTCTTAGATTTAAACATAAGAAGCCTGTTGCCAATCTACCATCTGTAGATAAGCCTTATGGTAAGGAAATCAGAGGAGCTATTATAGCACCAGATGAAGACCACTTGTTCTGTGGTAGTGATATGTCTTCTCTTGAAGATACTACCAAACAACATTACATGTACTTCTATGACCCTGACTATGTGATACAAATGAGAATACCAGGATTTGATCCTCATCTTGATATTGCAGTATTATCAGGTATGCTTACACCTGAACAAGTAGCTGACCATAAATTGTATGAAGCTACAGAAGGTAAAGAAGGAACCTCTTATAAGAAAGTCAGAACAAAAGCAAAAGTAGTAAACTTTTCAGGTGTTTATGGAGCAGGACCACCAAAGATAGCCTTAACAACAGGTATGTCATTGGCAGAAGCCACAGCTCTACATAAAACCTATTGGGAAAGAAATAAAGCTGTAAAGCAAATTACTAATGATGCTGTCTATAAGGAAGTTGGAAAGCAAATGTGGTTATATAACCCTGTTAGTGGCTTTTGGTATTCTTTAAGACAACCTAAAGATAGATTCAGTACCTTAAATCAAGGTACAGGAGTATTCTGTTTTGACACACACATTAGAAATGTAAGGAAACAAGGTATTAAGATTAGTCTTCAATACCATGATGAAATTGGATTTACATTTCTAAAGACAGAGCAACAAGAAGTAAAGGATAAACTTAACAAAGCTATAGCAATTACTAATGAGGTATTGAAACTCAATGTACCATTAGGAATAAGTATAGATATAGGAAAAAACTATGCAGAAAGTCATTAATTACACAGACATTTTTAATTTCTTTTTGTCTCAACCTATAGCAGTGCTAAAGGGAGGAGCTACAGAATCAGAGATTGTTGAAGAATTACATGCTCATTGCTTATTTCCTTTGACTTTTATCAGAGATAAAAAGCATCCTTTCTTTATTTCAACAGCTGCTAACTTGAAAGCTCAAGGAGTGACACAAAAAGTAAAATTAATTATCATACCTATAGGGTATATTAAACAGTTTTTTGCATGAAAAAGTATTTTAGAGAGTTAGAGGTACTCTTCAAAAAACCTGAATCAATCTTAACCTATATTGATAAAATAGAGGTTTTAAGAGAGAAAATTACAGAACCTGATCAATCTACTCAATTTGTAAATTTAGTTAGAGAGAAGGTCCAGGCTGAAGCCATACAAGCTGTTATCAGAAACAATGGTGGAATGGTAGCTATGGCTACAGGTTCAGGTAAGTCTAAAGTAGCAGTAGAACTAGCTAAATACTATTTTAAACCTGAAAATGATTTTCATGCAGCACTTTTAGTACCAACTGAAAAGCTTAGAGATGAGAATTGGAAAGAAGAGTTTGAAAAGTGGGATGCAAGAAATGTATGGAAACATACTGAAAGACTTTGTTATGCTTCTGCCTCTAAAATTGGAGGTAATGAGTATCCTATTGTGATACTTGATGAAGGGCATAATATTACAGAGTTAGCATCTGAATTCTTTATCAGCAATGATATTGAAAGAACAGTATTGCTTACAGCAACTCCACCTAATGACCTTGTTAAAGTAGAGATACTTAGAAGGTTAGGTATTGAGCTTGTTTATGAACTAACTTTAGATCAAGCTGTTAGGTTAGGATTTGTAGCACCATATAAGATTACTGTTATTACAGTGCCTTTGGATAATGCCACAAAGAATATACCTGGAGGGAATAAACTCAATCCTTTTACAACTACAGAATCTGCTGCTTACTCCTATTGGAATAAAAGAGTGCAATCTTGTATGGGAGACCAAACTCCACAAGGAAGAGGTAAGTTGAAATTTGCAATATTAGGTAGAATGCAGTTCATTTATAAGATACCTTCTAAGACTCAAGTCATTAAGTATCTGTTGGATAAAGTAATCTCTAAAGAAGACAGAACTATAATATTTTGTGGTAATATACAGCAAGCTGAAGAAGTTTGCCCTACATTTTATCACTCTAAATCAGGCAGTGCATCTTATGATGCTTTTAAGAATGAGACAATCAATAGATTATCTTGTGTAAAAGCAATCAATGAAGGTCATAATTTTCCTGGTGTAGATTCAGGTATTATAGGTCAGTTAAACTCTAAGGAGAAAGACTTGGTACAAAGAATTGGGAGATTGATTAGGTTTAGACCTGGCCATGAAGCCCATTTATACATAGTAATTTCAGAATCAACTCAAGATGAGAAGTGGTTAGAAACTGCTATTGAAAACTTAGATCAATCTAAGATAGAGCATGTAAGATTTACTAATTTTAAAGAAAGATTTATATGAGTTTATTAGCTTATTACCAATACTTAGGTAAAGGTAAAATTAGACCTGTAGATATAGATACAATCAAAGCATTGAAAAATCCTGGAGCTATCTGTACAATAGACAAACACATGGTAATTAATAGTTTTGATAAGACTTTTGCTTTAGAAGAAGTTAAAGAAATTATTGAATTCATATTTAAAAAAATTGAAAAAGATGAAAATAAATCCTCAGATTAGAACAGTACTTGCACAATATGCAATACCTGTAGAAGATGGTGTAGCTTATCTTTTATCTATCTTCTTTAATTGCAGACCTTCTTACACTCCTACTCTTCTAGTTCAAAGAATGAATGTTACAAACATTCTAGGTATTGATGCTAATAGAGAGGTTATTTGGCATATTCCTTTATTTGAAGGAGAAAGTCAAACCAAATGGGATTGGGTTAAAGAATGGAATGCAGAGTTTGGCAATGTCAACAAGAAAAGAAAAGCACCAGACAAAGATTGTATTACCAGAATGAAAGCATTTTTTGCTGACAACCCTGATGTAAGAAAAGAAGATGTTATTGGAGCAACTAAAATGTATTTCAGAACTCTTAGCAGTGCTGAATATTTAACCTCATCTCATTACTTTATAAGTAAAGGTGTAGGTAGAGACAGAACTTCAGCACTTGAAGGTTGGGTAGAAAAGTATAGAGAAGCTATAGCTGATACCTCAACTAATGATAGTGTTGACATAACTTCAAGAATGCAATAATGAATTTTAGAGCAGCATTTGAAGCAGGCCAAAAAGGTAGTAATAAAGGCCTTCCTATGGGGGAAGGTTTGAAGACTATCTCACAGGCAATTAATGGTATCCAAAGAGGAAGAATTTACACTGTTGGAGCTGCCCCAAAAGGAGGGAAGTCAACTTTTGTAGATGTAGGTTTTTGTATAGAACCTGCTGTTTATGTATTGGACCATAATGCCAAAATTAGAGCTTCTTTAGAGGCTCTTGCCACTAGACTTGAAACAACATCTGACCCTGAAACTAGGATTGCTCTTAACAATGAGTACGAGAAGTTAAATGGTGAGATACTTGATGTTGAGTTTATCTATAACTCTTTTGAGATTGACAGAGTAAGTAAAGAATTTGATTTTGTAGCCCATTTTCTCAATGCAGATTATGGTATATATTTGATAAATTTACCCCCTGGAAAGTTGTATAAAGGGAAAAATGTTGTATCTTTATCTTCTGCCTTTTTAAAAGGCGAGTTAGAATATGATACTGCAACCCCAGACTCTCCCAAAGAAATTATTAAAGTGCCTGAAGACCTTGTTTCTAAAATAAGAGTCATTTATAGGTCTAGAGTAATTCCTTTACTTGGAGAGTATAGTGAAAAAGGGGAAAAAGTTTCTAAAGGGTTAATTAAGTTCTTGGAGATCAAGGACAACCCTACTGGAGTCAGAAACTATCTTTTAAGTTATGCTAAAGAAAATGGTGAGTTCTTATATAGAACTACAGTCAAAGATGGACAAACATTTAATAGGATGATAGGTTATAAACCTAACAACCCTGCTAAGTATGTCATTATTATAACTGACCACTTAAGAAAGCTACTACCTGAAAGAGGTTTCAAGATGAAAGAAACTGTAGATAAATTCTCAGAATATGCTGTAGAGTTTAGAAACACTTGCAATTTTACATTTGTTCATATTATCCACCTTAATAGAGCAGTTAGTGACATTGGAAGAAGGCAGTATGATGATGACAGATTGTTTCCACAGTCTGATGATATTAAAGAGACAGGTAATTTAAGTGAGGATAGTAATTATATCTTTACAATGTTTAACCCAAATGATGATAAGTTTAATCTTAGTAAACACTTTGGTACTGCAATTAGAAGACCTGATAAATCTCTTTTATATCCAAATATGAGAACCATACATTTAGTTGAATCTAGACACAGTGTTTGTCCTCAACACTTTAGAGTAAACATGTATGGGGACATAAAAAAATTTGAACCTTTAACTATTTAAAGAAAAAGTATGCCTAAAATTTTAGTGCTAGCCCCTAGTGGGTTTGGAAAGTCCACAAGTATTGGACAAATACCTGAATTAGGTATTGTAGGCCTAGTTCCTGAAGAAACTTATTTAATATCAGTTACTTCAAAACCTCTTCCTTTTAGAGGAAGTGGTGCAGCATACCCAATAACTACCATGCCTGACTTAAAAACAGGAAGAAGAGTTATTACTGATAATGCAAAAGATATAGAAGCTATATTTTTAAACTTAGTGAATAGTCCATACAAAAACATTGTGTGGGATGATTCAAACTATGTAATGCAGAATTGGTACATGGCTAATGCCTTGGCTAAAGGTTGGGATGCACCTAAGCAAATTGGTTACTTTATGGGTAAAATCTTTGATGCCATAGAGAAATTAGATGCTGCAGGTAAAAATGTTATCATTTTGGCTCATGGAGATAGTACTCCTGGACCTGATGGTAGAATCTATATGAAGTACAAAGCTACAGGTAAAATGGTAGATGAGTATTTGACTGTAGAGGGTAAAGTAGATGTTACTCTTATTGGTATTAGTAGATATGATGCTACAGAGAAGAAAGCTGTCAAGGAATTCTTGACTAATGAGAATGAACAGTATTCATCTGCAAAATCTCCAGTAGGTATGTTTGATAAACAATTCATTCCTAATGATTTAGGATATGTAGTTGCTAAAATTGCAGAATATTATGGATAATCTATTGTTATTGACCCTTTGTTTTATTGCTGGTTGTATTGTTGCTATTGTTGCTTTGGCATTAGTAAGAGGTAACTCAAAAGAAGAAACAAAAGAAGTCAAAAAAGAGCCTATAATTGTAAAAGATACAATTGTAGAAGAGGCTAAACCTATCAAGAAAAAGAGGGTTTATAAGCCAAGAAAACCCAAAGCAAATTTATAAATAATTTTAAATTCATACATTATGTCACAAGAGAATGCTGTTCAAACAGCTCCAGTTGAAGTATTAAGAATCACAATAAGTGATGTCTTAGGTTTATTAGGTCAAGGTAAAAGCAGAAAAGAAATTGCTGAACACTATGGCAGAACTCAGTCAGATATGAACAAAATGGTTTGGGGTCATCCTAAGTTGAAAAACAGAAAAGCTAAGAAACAATACACAGGTATTGAGCTTGAGGATGATACTGAAGACATTAATGATGTTGCTGAAGAAGTAGCTCATGTTCCTGGACCAATAGCTGATGCCACTAATGATACTCCTGCTACATTAGTAAATGGAGAAATGGTAGGAAGTACTGATTCTTCAGATTGGAACTAAAAAATTGTTTAATTATTAAAAAAGACTTATTATGTCACAAGTATTAGGATACGGATTTGTATCAGATTCAGATGAATCATTAAAAACTAAAGGTGGAGCTAAATTTGGTGGAAACTTTGGTGTTGCTACATTAGCAAAATTTGCTTACTCTCCAAATGTTGCCAAAGAAGGTCAACCTGCTAGAGAAGCTATTGAGATTGAAGTTAAAGTAGGAGAAAGATCTTACAAAGAGTGGTTAAACCCTGTAGACAGAGTTGTTGACAAAAACAACACTGAAATTACAGACAAGACTTCTGCTGAGTATATTGCTGGATTCAACACTTTGATGGTTCAACAAAATGCTACAGTAACTCACTACTTGAAAGCAGTAGGTGTAACTGAAGATTCTTTAAGAGCTGCATTTGCAACTCCAGTAATGAGCTTTGCTGATTATGCTGCAAGAGTTTGTTCTTTATTACCTATTGGGTATGACAAGAGACCTCTTGATTTATTCTTAGAGTTCCAATGGAATTTTGGTAAAAAACAAGATGGTGGTCTTAATGATAAGACTTATCCAACTTTACCTAAGAATATGAAAGGTGGTTACTTTATTGTACCTGCACAACCTGGAGTATGGGCTGAAGAAAGAGCTGAAGATGCTTCTCTTTGTTACAAAAACTCTAATGGACAGAAACATCCTTTTGAAAGAGATGCTAATTTCATGACAGGTAACAAAGGTACTCAACAAGTTCTTGGTGGAGCTCCATCAACAGGAGGAGCCATGGCTGCTGCACCTGCTGGTGCTATAGCTGGTAATCCTGGTGGAACCTGGTAATAATTAATTAAAATCTAACCTCTTTTATATGAGCACATATCACTATAATTCAGATAACTTAAATAGAAGAGGTTTTATTTGCAAGGAAAGCATTCTTAGTTTAGTCACTCAAGAAGAAATATTTGCATTAGTGTTCAATTATATTCCGCAAGAGTTTGACTATGTAGTATCTCCTTTAAGATATGATAGAACTGCAGGATGTTGGTTTAGTTACCATACTAATGGAGTTCTTTATTTTATTGATTTTGCTCATAGCAGAACCCATAGTGATTGTTTCAATATGGTACAAGACTTTTTCAAATTCCCTAATTTTTACTTGACTTTAGAATATATCCATAAAACCTTAATACAAGGTAAGGAAGGTCTAAAGCCTATTGAAAACAAAGAAGAGACTAAAAAGATAGTCAAAGAGAAAGTCAAATTACTAATTGAAGCAAGACTGTTTAATGCTGTAGATGCTCAATTTTGGTCTCAATATGAGATTAAAAAGAAACATTTAGTTGAAGACAGGGTTTTTCCTGTTCAAAAATTATTTGCTTTGAATACCAAATCAGGGAGTCACATAATTGATTGCAAAGATATTGCATACAGTTACAATGATTTTCCTGAATCTAGGAAGAAAATCTATTTTCCTATGAGAGAAGGCAAAAGAAGATTCTTAACCAATTGTACTAAAAATGATGTAGGTGGCATCAATTCCCTGTTACATTCTGGTAAAGAATTAATCATTGCTAAGTCTTATAAGGATTATAGAGTACTGAAGAATAATGGTAAAAATGTGGTTTGGTTTCAAAATGAAGGTATGATACCTAGTGAGGAAACTTTAAACCTGCTAATTAAACCCTTTGTTAGTGTACTTGTATGGTTTGATAATGATCAACCTGGTATAATAGCTTCTGAGAAAGTTAAGAACCACATCAACAACCTTATTCCAAGTAAAGCAAGAAATCTTTGGCTTCCTGAAAGAAGCTTAGAACAAGGGATAAAAGACCCTTCTGATTGTATAGCTAAAGACAAATTTTTATTTAATCAATTTTTAAAAGATTTTACAGAATGAACTTTAGTTTAATTCATTACTCTTGGAGGCCACTCCTGAGTGAGTTTAACACAGATGCTTTCCTTCATTTCAAGAATGAAATATTACCTCAAGAAAAATATTACCCTGAAGCTGATGAAGTCTTCAGGGTTTTTTCTATGCCTGTATCAGAAATTAAGGTTGTGCTAATAGCTAGAGAAGAAGCTTCTCCTATAGTACAAGAAGGCCTATTTTTTCTTAAAATGTCCCTAACTTATGGGGCATCCAACACAGACCATAGTGAATATTGGGATTCATTCATTAAGAAAGTTATCTATTTTATTGCGAGGAGTAATCCTTGTATTTGGCTATTGCCAACAACAAAATCACAAAGTTATACAGCTAATCTACCTGCTAAAACTATTTATAATGTGATCAAGTATGATGATGAAACAATTCATCAAGTTCCTATGAATGTAGATTATAATTATGTGTTCAAAGGGTTATATATAAATCTTAAACACATAAATATCCTCTTGAAAAAGAAAGGACAAAAAGAATTAATTAATCTTTAAAATTTAAGATCATGAGTGAAGTACAAGCTCCAGGTATCTCTAGAGAGATAACAATTTATGCCACAAGAGGTGGCCAAATGCAAAAAATAACTACTGATGTAACTACTTGGGGAGAATTACAACCTCTTGTAAGAAATGCAGGGTTTGATTTGTCATCATTATTAGCAGCTGAAAACATTACTAAGACAGACTTAGTAAATGATTTAGCTGTATTACCAACAACTGCTTTTAGATTGTTCTTAAGACCAAGACAAACTAAGTCAGGGGCTCTTGACAGAAAAGAATGTTTTGCTGCAATCAAAGTACATTTGTTAAACCATCCTGAAGATAAAAATAAGTTTAGCATCAATGGCAGAAATGTAACTCAATTGCCAACTGCAACAGTTCAAGAATTAGTTGCTATACATTGTGTTAAAGCTACTGCTACTGCTAATAGTAGAACTGTAAATGAATCAGTTAGAGAAGTTGTTGGAACTCTTCCAGAAGTAGATGATACTGACTTGACTGATGTTGAGAAAGTAGAAGAGGCTATTGCCTTGATTTCTTCTTTGGATAGCTATGATTCTCACTACAAAGCTAACAAGCACTTGAACAGACTTTTAGAAGAAGTTAGTTTTTCTGACTCTGACTCTGAAGAAAGTAGTTTAGCTAAAGAAGCTAGAAAACTAGGTTACTAGTATTAATTAAGGGCTTGTTTAATATAAGCCCTTTAATTTTTTTATTATGTCAAGAAATATAAAAGCTAATAGAGAAGGTGGCAATATTGCTAGACTTCTTCACAATGCTGTTTTAACCAATCAACACAAGAATAAAAAATTCTTAAAGAAGTTGATTGAGAAAGATTATATTGTTTTTGAAGGAGCTGAGGGTCTAAGTAATGTTACTAAACTGACTGCTGACTTCTTTGCAATATTGGACTTGTTTGAAGCTAAATACAAAGATCAAGCTGACTTAGATTTCTATTATGATGGAAATTTCTTTTTACCTTACTTTAAAGTTTTTTATCCTAAGTACATTATTACTAATAGTCAAGGAAAAACTCATGAGATAAAAGACTTATTTGTAATCCATCTATTTAAGTGGAATGGAAATGCACTTTATCCCTCTAAATTAGAAGGTGGAAGACTTTCTAAGACACAATTAGAAGTTCTTTCAGGGTATCAACAAAGTCATTTAAGTAGTCATAGAAATTGGACATCAGAGCCTTTGTATTGTAGTTATTTCTGTGTTGGTGGAGACACTGATGTAAGCAGAATGATGGCTGAGTTTAGTGTAGATATGGATATGGATAGATATGAACTATTCCTATTTTGTGTAGACAGTATGATTACTTGGGAATCTATAGAAGGAGTACCTTTTATTAGAATGGAAGTAGTTAAAAATGCTGACTCTATAAAAGTTAACAGTACTAATACAAGAGCTGCTAGTAAAGTCTTAAAGACAATTATGGACCAAAAAATTCCTTTAGATGTAGATTTCTACATATCAGAAGGTCTTTATAGAATACATCCTAATGTCAGAGCTTCTGAATTCATTAAAAGAATAGCTTTAACTTGCATGACTTTTAGTGAATATCAAACTGTTCTTGTAAGTAGAGTACCAAATACTTATAATCACTTTCTACAAATGAAAGCTGAAAATGCTATTGCTACTGCCACAGTTAAAATCACTTCCACAGAAGATTACACACTTTTTAGAGGTAGAAAACTTTACCCTAAAATTATTAAAGAAGATACTAGGTTATCAAAACCTGTGTCATTAGAAGATCATATTGTTTATCCTAATTTTTTAGATTATGTCATTAGAGAACTTGAGTCAAGAATCTATGAGAAAGCAGTTGTCAAGAGTGCAACTAAGCTCTATCATACCAGTGATAATGCCAGTAGAGGTATTACATCAGATACAGTATCTTTGTAAAAAGATATCAAAAGTAGAATGGTCAGGAGCCCTATTTTATACCACAGAAGGTAGTATTGAAAATCCTGAAACTTTCAAAATAACTTTAAAAACAATCCTTCCCTTAGATATGGGTTCTCAAGCTTATACCGAGTATAATCTTGATGATAGATTTATGGATTTTATTGAAGAAGATTTTGAAGAAAGATGTACTTGGAAGCTAGGACATATTCACAGTCATAATAGTATGGCAGTGTTCTTTTCAGGTACAGACATGGCTGAGCTAAATGATAATGCTCCAGCACACAATTTTTACTTGTCTTTGATTGTAAACAATGCTATGGATTTCCTAGCTAAAGTTGCTTTCATTGGAGAAGCTAAAAAAGATATTAAACAGGTTCCTTATACAGCTAAAAATGTACAAGGCCATGACTATGTCATTGAAACACAAGACTTTGAAGTTAATACTCAAAAGCTTTTTATCTTTGATTGTGAGATGCAAACTCCTCTAATTCAAGAGATAGTTGATGAAGCATTTACTGCCCAAGTGGCTAAAATCATGGAGCCTAAACCTGTGAAAACCTTTCCTAAGAATGATTGGGCTAAATATAACACAGGTACTGGAGGAGGAAATAACTGGTCCAGAACTACTACTCAACAAACAGAAAAACCAATTAAAAGATGGTTTGATGATTGGAAAGAACCTGCACTTGAATTATTTGAAGATTTTGATGATCTTCAAGAAGTAGACATGCATGCTATTAAAATCTATGAGTTTGCTAAAGACTTGTTTGGCAGCTCAATTGAGTTTACTCCAAATGAAGACTATTTAGAAGATGTCTTAGATGAATTAGCAGAGTTTAATCTGTCTCCTCAAGAGATAGCTAAAACTGTTATTAATGAATATGCCCCTAAATTTGCTAAGCACTTTCCAAAGGCATCTGCTGTTGATTTTGTTCAGTATACTCATGAGCTTACTGACTTATTAGATGATATGTTAGTTCTTTACCCTGAAGTAAGACTGACTGTTACTACTATTACTTCCATGATTAATAAATTTATAGAAAATGAGAGAGACAAACAGTCAACAAAGTAGATTTAAAGATGCTCCTTGGTTTCCTAGAAACAATGAAATTTGTTTAGTAGGTGGAGCTGGTGGTATTGGTTCTTGGTTAGTTTTCTTCCTTACTAAAATTGGTTTCAAAGTTAATCTGTATGATTTTGATACTGTTGAAGACCACAATTTAGGAGGGCAGTTGTTTAGACAAGAAGATATAGGTATTCCAAAAGTAACTGCTATAGAAAGAATGGTGAATATCTTTTGTGAAAGAAGAATTACTACTTTTAATGAGAGAATTACTAGTAGTACTCCTCATCATTATTATAGTTTTTCTGCTTTTGATAATATGGAAGCCAGACACATTCTATTTCATAATTGGAAGCAATCTTGGGGTTCTGCCCCTAATATGGATGTACCAATATTTATAGATGGTAGACTAGAATTGGAGCAATTACAGATATTCTGTGTTACTCCTCTAAATGCAGATAAGTATGAAAGAGAGCATTTGTTTCATGACAGTGTTGTAAATGAAGCTCCTTGTACTATGAAACAAACTTCTCATACTGCAGGTATGATAGGTTCTCTTATGTCTGCTTTCTTTACTAATCACATAGCTAATGTATATGCAGGAGAGACTATCAGAGAAGTCCCTTTCTACTATGAATTTGTAGTTCCTATGAACTTCACTCAATCAGAGTTATGATAATTAGCAGACAAGGCTTAGGAAGATTTATTCCTTCTAAGTTTGATAAGACTGCTTTTATTGCTAATGAGTATATTCCTTTGTATGCTTTACAAAATTCTGAAGATCTAGAAGGCTTTAATGTTTATAGCAAACCTAGTTTTACAGATGTTTTAAGAAAAGGTAACACATTGAAGAACATCAAAGATGGTTTTCAGTATGGTTATACTACAAGGGAAATACCCATTAATGATAGAAAGTTTTATATAGCAAAAGGCGTTTTCTTTTCAGAAAGTAAGTTACCTTTAATGGTTTTTACTATGAAAAAAGAAGCCTATTTAGACCATACAAGAGCTCATTTCTCTGAAGTTCTTGCAGGTCAAAGTTTCTCCTACAATAATTACGTTTTATTTTATTCCACTTCTTTTTTCACTGACCCTGGTCTAACTCCTTTGAATAGGAGACTTCAAAAAGAAATATTACAATCTTGCTATGAAAAAGGTATAGAGGTAAGAGTGATTCCCTCATCAGAAATTGAGAAGAATACCTTTGCAAGATTATTTGAAGTCAAAAAGACTAAGTCTTTGACACAATTAGAAGCCTATATGAATCAAGTACTACCAAACTTTTTGCACCATGAAGGAGAGGACACCTTTGTAGAGCAAGAATTTGAGCCTATAGTGATTCATAGAGAAGAACTTTCCGTAGAAGATGAAGCTCTTTTATTTGACAATGAAGCTACTCCTGTTGTAGAA